CTTTATGTTCACTGACTCCGGCTTCTTTACTCAGAGCTCGTAGATTTATAATCTTGGTGTTTAGCTTACTCATGAATGTGGTTTTTGCAAAGATAAACTAATTTATTCGTTTTTATGATTTTAGGCTTCAAACAACAATTTCCATGGAAGGAACCAACGTATTTTCGGGAGAAGATATTGGCAGGAGTTGGATATGGGCCGATTGTGAGCATGCCAAAGATTCATACGATCCGGGCAGGTAGTCGATGGAGTGCGGGTGATGAAATGCACATGGCGTATGGCGTTCGTACTAAGAAGTACGAGCAATTCAATAAGGGCATCCCTTCGCTTAAGTATGTATGGGGTGTGCAGGATATTAAAATGAATTGGAAAATAGTGAGTACCTCAAAAGGTTCTGTCAGAGTTCCATTCTTTTTTATTGATGGTAATCTATTTACTGATTTCGAAGCCCTTGCAAGAAATGATGGATTTGATTCTTGGGGACAGTTCTGCCGTTGGTTTACCAAAGACTTCGAAGGTCAGATCATTCACTTTAGCGACTTCCTATACTAATGGACTACCTTGAAGCCCGCGCCTTAGCTGAAAAAGTTTGTTACCAATTGGTGCCTTACTGTGACAAAATAAAAATTTGTGGCAGCGTGCGAAGGCGCAAGCAAGAGTGTAATGACATCGATATAGTGGCTTTGCCAAAAACAAAACCCGTGAAAGATTTATTTGGCATGATCAGTGGCCAGGAGCGCGATCCGGGATTTATCAAGACCATCGATCAGTGGGAGAAGTTAAAAGGAGACGCCACCGGGAAATACACCCAGCGATTGGTAGACGGGCATAAGGTAGAGATTGCAATGGCACATCCGGACAATTTTGGTAACTTGGTTTTAATAAAAACAGGAAATTCCGATTTTAGTCAGCTCATGATGAAAATTGCCCTCAAACGCGGATTTCAACAAAGAGACGGTTTTTTGTACAGAGAAAATAAATTAATTTCAATACCCGATGAACAACTTTATTTCGATGCCCTCGGAGTCCCATTTATCCAGCCTGAAAAACGCGATGCCAACGCTTTCCGGGGATAATCTTCTTTGGACAGGAACCGATGGATTTGATATTACGGCTTTAGAGTCCGACTATTGCTTACGGGTTGGATTAGTTGGCAGACGAACATATTGGAATCTTTACTTTAATGACGTGAGCATAAAAAAAGGAAACTCAGTTTCCTTCAGTATGGCAAAAATGAATTGTATTGAGGCTTATACCAATCACCACCATGGAAGAGGATGAAATCGAAGAATTAATCCCGAAAAAATACTACGTAGAGTTGTTCAAGCAGTATGTTGAACTGTCTATTGATTCCCAGGTGAGCTACGTCAAAGGCTTAGTCACCGGAGTTATTCTTACAGGGGCAATTTCTTACTTAATCTATTCAATTTATGGATGAGCGCTTAGAGTGTTTACTACGGTTGTATGACAACAATCAATACTTCCTTCGCATGAATCCGAACGATTACGAAATCGCGTATGAGAACCAAGTGATCTACTGTAAAATGGAAGAGTGTATTCCCCAGGAGCACTGCGATGAGATAAACTTTTTAGTGTATGGAATCCGTAGGGTGTGATCATCGCTGGACGATCAAAAAGCACAAGGGTCCCGGTGTCCTTCGTAAATGCATACATTGTAAAAAAAAGATTTTAGAATTAGCCTCTCCGAAGGGGTCATCCCTGGATGGAGAGATCAAAGAGTTGTGGCCCAAAGGCAAACATAGAAAACATTAGTCCCCATGAATCCATTAAAAGAATTTCAGTTAGTCGCTTTCGACTTTCTCCAAATCATCGCCTATAAACGCAAGAATAACCAGACGCGGGAAGCGGACGCGCTCGAAAATTTTTACGATTCCATGCTTAGCCTTAGTACCCGAAGTGCTGATGAACTACACATGATCAGACTCAAGATGATGTCGGAGCATTTCAAAGCAGTCATTCTGGAGCAGGAACTTAAAACAGCCTACAATGAAGTATTCAAGCGCAATCAAAAACTGGCTACCGAGTTAATTACCAAATCCGCTATTCCTACTAAAAAACAACTAGAGCAAGAGGTAATTATCAAATGACTAACGAGCCCGCCAAAGTTGACCTCAGTGCGGTCGTTAACGATATCCGCGCATTAAACCAGGAAGGAAAAGACTGGTCGGACGAGCTTGCGGAAAAAATCTCCAAGCGCTACTGCATCCCCGTTGAAAAAATCAACGAGTGGGGTATCAAAATTTACGCCAAGTACATCAACGAGTTCAACGTCCGCCACGGCTCAGTCGTGCAACGCATCGAATTTTTTCTAAACGACAACTATAAATTCAAGCGCAACACAATCTCCGGGGACTTGCTTTGGTCGCCAGTCGGAAGCGACCAGTGGGATACCTGCAAATACAATGATGTATGGAGGTTCCTGCAGCACAACGTCAAGCATCTCAACGACAAGCGGGCTAAGGTTAATATCAGTGATGTAACCAACTTGCTCGAATCATCCTACGTTCCCCAGTACAACCCGTTCAAGGAGTATTTTGAAACCTTGCCCGAATGGGACGGCATTGATCATATTGAGAACTTAGGTAATCACATCCAATGCGAGGATCAGGCGTTCTGGTTGCTCATGTTTAAGAAAGCCCTTGTCCGGATGATTGGTTGTTCCTACGGTGGATTCGAAAACCGGATCATCTGTGTCTTCGTGCAGGAAACCCAGGAGCAGGGCAAAGATACCTTCATTCGGTTTCTGTGCCCCCCGGAATTTCATAACTACTACAAAGAGGATCCGCTGGAAGTCAACAAAGACGCAGAAATCGCGCTCACGAAAAATTTTATCTGGAATCTCTCCGAGCTCGATCACCTGAATAAAAAAGAAATCTCTGAGATCAAGTCCATCATTTCCCGCAAAGTAATCAACCAGCGGGCCGCCTTTGCCCGGCAAGCGGAATCCAGGTCTCGGGTAGTGAATTGGTGGGGCTCTACCAATAAGACTGAATTTCTTACCGATGATGCGCACACCCGTTGGCTGTGCTTCAACATCAAGTCAATCTCCTGGGCTTATTCACAAACCATCGACATTCGGAAAGTATGGGCACAAGCCTGGCATCTCTATAAATCAGGTTTCGATTATAACCTGAGCGCAGAAGAAAAATCCATCCGCGACAAGCGGAACAAGGAATTTGAAGTCATGCCGGATGAGAAACAGTTGATTCTTACCTATTTCTCCAAAACCGCAAAGGGGGAAGGGGAGTTTATGATTAATACTGAAATTCAATTATTCTTACTTGCCGTCACCAACAACCGGCTTCGCCTGAGTTCCTACAACATCAAAAAATCTATGGATCAGCTAAACTTTGCTAAAGAAGAGCGCCTGGTCGGATCCACTAAACTTCGCGGCTATTGGGTACGAAAAAAGCCGATCGAAAATCAACCGGCTCCTTCTACGAATGGACAGATTCCATTTCATGAACCTATAAGTGATAATGAATTGCCTTTTTAAAAACGGTAGACTTGAGTCATCAAATGGATTATCAAACGCATTTTCCTGTTTAGGCTCCGGTGCCTTATAGCTACTCGTTCCGGTTTGCCATTGTGGGGTTTTGGCCGCGGCTTGTCTTGCGTCCGCGGTCCACTCAATCTTCCAGGCCCGAGCTTCTGTGTACCAGCGTCCATTGTATTCGCGGCTTTCGAGTTCCAGGTGAGCCGTGATCTCCCGACCGGGCTGCAAATCGTACTGATTGATCTTGTCTTCACCCCAGAGCGTGAGTGCAATTTTCTTTGGATAATTCCCGCCTGTCTCAATGACAAACGACTGTTTAGCCCATGCCTTGTTGTTTTTGCTCACCCCGTTCTCTACGGGATGCACTAAAATAATTCTACCTTTTATGTCCATGTTTTATTCGTTTTTCAAGTTTCTCCAGCGCCTCGTTCAAGTCGCTTAATTTTTCAGCCGCACTCCGATCGTCTCCCTTGTCCATTAATTTCCTGACCTCTTCCATCCGCTCCTTCGTAATAATTTTCTTCAGGCTCAACTTCGGCCGCATGTCATCGAATCCGAATAGGTCGGTCTGGGTCATAACAAATAATAAACAACAACGCTTCCGACCGCCAGCACCAGCTTAATCCAAAACCATCGTCTTTCCCCACCATGCTCTTTCTGAAACATGTCAATCCGGTTCGTGCCTAAGTGCATCAATTTCTTCCTTCGAGCCTTATTCAGTCCGTAATCGAACAAGAACCAGAAGTTACAAAACATCATCACCGGGGAAAACAGCCATTGCGCATGCGACACCTCCACCATAAGCGGCCAGGTAATCCAAAGTAACAATCCTACAGCCACCCTCAGTTTATTGCTCCCCCGGTAGTTCGGGCTCCGATGCCTCCGCTCGATCAGGCGCCAGTCCCACCAGATTTCGAGTAGCGCCAGCGTCCAGATCACCAAAATCATAGCAACTCAGGGTTTAGTTTAGCCAAAATCCCCATAAATCCCACAAAAATCAGTAACGCAACCGCAAATCCTGCTACCACGCAGCCTATTGTCTCGTAAATCAGTTTCATCGATATCGCTCCTCCCACTCCTCTTTGAGCACATTCACTTTTTTAGTCGCTGATTGATGAAAAACAACTGCCACTACTGCAGTTGGAATCCAAATAATCAGAAATAGACGCCCCTGTTCATACGTTGGATCTCCGAAAGTCAATCCAATCATGATAAAAACCACCAACATAACCGCTGGTGTCCAAAAAAACTTCAATTTGAACTTGTCCCACCTAGTAAGACGATTGTTCACGTATTGCGATAGTATCATTTCCCGTCAATCCAGTCTTTCAACGCCACAAATACCCGCTTCAATCCATTCAACATCCACAAAAACAGCGGATGCATCAAGTACAGGAACACCCCGAACCCAACCCACACCATCCACCGGGCAGCCTTACTCAAATCTGCCACACTTCGGGCATCCTGGCTGATCGACTCATAAAACGGATACGCCCAGATCAGCACGATCAGTACTATCAAGGCTAAAAATGTGTTTTTATTCATAGTTATGGGTTTACAACGCAAACTTTACAACAAACTCCGACTTGATCAGACCATCCAGATGACCCGGTTCAATCTTTACCCGATCATCTTTTGGCTTCCATTCATCAAAAGCAACTCCATTTTTTACATCCCATGCCTTTACGGTACCGTCAATCAATATAAAACTCTTATCCGGTAACAAATCAACAGCAATCAATCTCACCATAAACCTGGGATTTTCCTTATGAAACTTATTTCCATACCAACGAAGATACTTTTTCCAACTCATATCTCCCTTGTCGGACCAATCAGAATCATTCATTTTTATAGATACCAGCATAATTATTCCGGAAAATCATTACCAAAAATCTCCTTCATCACATCCTCTGCAGGCGGATTCAATGAAGGATTCCATGTCTCCTTCTCCTCTCTCATCTGGGCTTTCACCATCGCATCAATCGATACCCGTTCTAAAACTTGCGGATATTGATTCATTGACTCTTCCAAAATGTACCTCACTAACGCCTGCCGCGAGCCAAAACCGCGTTCTTTTGCCATTTTCTTATAGGCTTCCGCGTACAAATCATCAAGCTCAATTAAAAATTTCATCGTATCCGTGGTGGTTTAACATCTCCCAAAAATTCAGGCAGCCCATCAAAAATTTCCTCCTGCTCCTTAACCGAAAGGTCTCTTCCGGTCAATTTTATAATTCCATCCCCCGGAAACTCCACCACCAAATCCTCAGTTCGGCCATCCTTGAACTTGTACCGGTACCTTTTCATCGGCTTATCAAGTGAGCCATTCAAATGCGGGATACTCACTATCAACTTAGTCGGATCATCGTAAATCTGCTTACGAATTCTGTCCCTTAACCTCGCTTCCAACTGCGATTTTTCACGCCCATCCGCAAGCAACCCAGGCTGACTGTCCACCCATGTTTTTAGTAATTTTTCGACTAAATCTTGCCTCGATTTATACCCCATTTTCTCCGATCCGATGCTCAAGGCATACCAGTACTCAGGAGGTAACTTTACTTGGTTTATCATATATTGGTCAATCATCATAACAAATAACGTTGTTATTCCAATATCAAGCAAGTTTTTGGTGATTTTTTATCAATTCTTTGATTTCAGCCTAATTTGGCACTTTCTCTCATTTTACTAATGCCTCTTTTTGAGTGAATTTTAGTTTAAACTGTATAACTGCACTAATATAAATATGTTATTATTAATAATACTGTACTTATATAGACTACCGTAGCCAGTTTAAACTTTTTTTCTCATATTTTTAACCTCCAACTAACCCATAAAGTACCCCCAAAAAAGTGACAAAACAACCCACAATCTTACATCACTTTTTTGCCCCAATTTTGACTTCTGCAACCTTATCCATACCTTCACTTCCAATGAAAAATCCCACGCTCTTACACCCCCGCGCCCGGTGCTATAAAGTGTCCCGGTCGTTTCCTGGTTTGGGCTATCGACTTTTGACCCTCCCGGGTGTGCTATTTTACACAGATCGACTTTTGAACATAATGTATTTACCTGATAATCAATCAGTTAGGACTCTATTTAACATAATACTAATTATATAACAGATCGTAATGCCATGGTAAAAGACGCAAACAGCCCGAAAGAGGGGAGAAACGACAATCGGAGAGATCAGGACGCGCGCGAGATAGTGCCGGGACATGTGTATAATCGCTTAAACGAATATACTAACCCATTAGCCAAAAAGGTTAATGAGCTACAAATCCATAATAAGACGATCCGAACGATAGCAAGTAAATACCCAGGTATGCATGCCAACATGATGCAAAGCCTATCAATAGTCGAAACGTATTTAATACTTCATAATAGACAGAGCCAGAATATAGAAACAATTTTAGACTGGTCGGGCGCTTCAATCCCATGGAAAAGGAAAGTAGGATCGGGTATAACCGAATTAATTTTAGAAGGCTATTTGATAACGAAAAAAAAGAGTATAACAATAAGCGAAGAAGGATTAAGGATATTACAGGATTACAATACTATATTTGAAGAGAGTAAACAAATATACATAGACCGAGCGATAAAGGCAGCCGCTAAAAAGAAAGATAAAAATAAATTCCCTGATAATCAATAAGTTATAAAATAGTTGTTGCTTTATATATATATATTTATATATATTTACAGCATAATTAAACGGAAGCCGAACCGGAGCCAGGCACAAGATGAAAACTTTACAGATAGGCGACACATACACAACGACAACAGGCAGCCAGGTAACAGTAAGACGCGCAGTAACAAAACACATGTTTATTGTTTCCTATGGGTTCAACAGCCAAGGTAAGGACGTGACCGGAATGATCCACACCAGTTTAATAAAATAAAAATCTAAATGCGAGGGGAGGCATACAACCCCGACAAGATGAAAACTTTAATTAATACACTCAACACGAGCGAGACGGCCGCGAAGGTAGCCGCTGGGATTGTAAACTTTGCCATCGCAGTAAGCGGAAGCACGTTTGTAATTTATGTAATCTACACGGCCGGACAGGCGCTAAATTATTGGTAATAATGGACCAACAGCCCCAGACCGAGCGCGAACGGATAACCCAGATAAAACAGGCGTTTGAAATGGGTTTAAAGATCGTAACCAAGCAACCGAAGCCGAACAAGCCGAGGACAGAAGCGCCACTATTTGGAGAATTTAACGCAGTACAAACGAAACTATTTTAAGGTATGAAATCGCTATTTAATTACTATGTAGTAGACCGCAAGAGCGGAGTAAGTTACACGCCTATAATAGTAGGAAGTCAGGCGATAATTGCCACCGGAAACCGCGCGACAGATCCAACAGTAAAGCGAATTGACTTAAAGCTACTATTTAAAGGCCTTGCAGAAAGGCGCTACCGATTGACACCAAGAACAATTTAATTAAATAACCTTTAAACAAATGACCAATGAACACATTTAGAAAGTATTGCCCAAATGTTTTTGTAGCCCAATGCACAGAACAACACCAAAAAGGAGAAGTTATAACACTTACAACCAAGTATGGAAAAGAAGTTGAGAACGAAGTACATAATTTTTTAGGCCAAACAAAAGACGGGTTTTTTCTGTACTCGATAACCCGCACAGACGGCACCAACAGCCAGACAAGAGCAGCCGCCAAAGCTGAAAAGTTGGAAGGATACGCCAGTAACGCAGAAAAAAGAGCGGATAACTACTATCAGGCAAGCCAGGAGGGGAAAGATTTTTTAAGCCTTGGAGAACCTATAAAAGTAGGACACCACAGCGAGCGAAGACACAGAAAGTTAATTGAGCGCAATTGGTCCCGTATGGGTAAAAGCGTAGCAGAGACGGAGAAGGCGAAAGAGTATGAAAGACGCGCAGAATATTGGAGCGCGCGCGCTAACAAAATTGATTTATCAATGCCGGATAGTTTAGAGTTTTTTGAATTCGAACTAGAGAAGGCCCGAAAATACCACCAGCACCTAAAAGACAACCCAGAGCAGCGAAGACACTCTATGAGTTTACAGTATGCAAACAAGGCAGCAAAAGATATTGAAACAAAATTGAAAATTGCCGTTAAACTTTGGGGAGGAGACGAAGACCAAGAAGAGCAACAGCCCGAGCAGAAGACAATAGAAGAAATCAAAAAAGACAAGGAAGACGCGACAACAAAATTATTTGAGGAGTGCCGGGTATTTTTTGCATTCAGTGACGAGCAACTAAAGGAAGGGTTAAAAAAATATCCATTGATCGAAGGGGACAAACTTGTAAGTATTGGAGCTGGTGGGTATTGCCCCAAATCCAAAGCTGAAGATTTAAAGAACGGTTTTAAACAAATCGAAAAGGATTATAAAAAAGCCGTTCAGGAGAACAAGCAAAGAAAGGCTAATATCTTGTATGAGCTAAAAAACCGCGAGGCGTTTTATACTGGAGAGATTGACGAGACGGCCGAGGCGTTAGGCGAAGACTACACACGCGAAGAAGTACAAGAAGTTTTTAACGAAAATCAATAAATCCATGAAAACAACGCTATTAAATCCGTTCTCTATAAGACTCAAGAAGCCGCCATTTATGGAAATGAGAACGGATCCAATATTTGAAAACGGTAATTTTAAAATTTATCAGTATTGTGATCAATACTTTATCCACACCTTTAAAAATATTGTGATTGCTGAGAGATGCAAACCAAACCCCACAATTTTCACCAACATAAAGGGAGAGACGCAACCAACCGAAGAAGCAGACATTTACCACCAGTTAGAACGCCCGCGCCAGGCAATGACTGAAGGCGTACAGGAGGCTAAAAAATTAAAATTTGTAGTAAGATGAAAGCTTATAAAATCAAATTTACCGGACGCTTAAAAAATGCAATCGGTAAGACGTACAGCCACACGATAACGGTAAAAGCAGAAAGTGAAGAAGCCGCGCGCCTGAAGATATACGACACGCACGACCACGCCAGTAATATAAAAATTAAACTATTGAAGCTATGACAACGACCGAGAAATTTGATACCATTTATGAAAGTTTTATAAATGGGCAGCGGACACAGACCCGCGAGCAATTCAAGAAGCTAACGAAACCCCAGCGCAAAGAGTTAATTAATTATTTGCGCGATGAATTCGACAACGTAGAGACCGCGACCGAGTGCAGAGAGTTTTTAATATCCATTTTATAACCCGAGCAAGCCCGGAGCAATCCGGGCAGCTCAAAACCTTTTAAAAGTATGAGTAAGTATATAAGAACAACACTAAAAAATTTCAGCGAGTTAACCGCCCGCCAAGTACTACACGCCCGCGACATCTTAGGAGAGGACGCAGAAGAAACGCAGTGGGTAACAGACCCCACAGATAAAAACGCATGTTTACCGCTTTGCAATTTTATGCGCGCGCAGAATTCAAAACTTTGGGACGGGTTTTTTGGGGTGAGTTATTTCAGCGGCTATTTTATAAAGTTAGACCGAAGCCAGGAAATAGCTACTGTGGGTTACAGACATTGGTAATGCAAACTAATTTTTAGAAAGCCATGAAAGCAGAAATTCGAGATTATAAGTTAGATCCGCCATTTAACACAAACAGAGTTTATCAGGCGATTTTTGTCGATGGAGTAAAGACCAATTTTTGGAGATTGAAACACCCCCAGCCAACAGACTTTTTAATTAACAAAAGTCTGCAGGACCTTGAGACCTTTTGCAGAATGATAAATGAAGGAGTATTAAAACCCAGCAGCGAACTAGAGAGCTTTGATATTTGCAATTTTACTAAATGGAAACCCAAGAAAGTAAAAGTAATCCAGGCAGGAGAACAAGAGGAGCCCGATTATACGCAAAAACTATTTACCATATCCGGAAGCCCGCCAGACGTTGAAGAAGTAACCAAGAAAGCAGCTGAAAAACATTTTACCCAATATACAAAAATCGTAAACCGCGAAGCCGGGAAAATCCGGGACACCTGTTTAGTGATTTTATACGCCCGCGGAAGTTCATTTTATGCAATCTAATTTTTAAACCAACAAAACGACCAAAAACATGAAAACAGTTTCAGATTTTAAGAAAGCCCTACAAGTAGGTACTAAGCTACACACAATATTTCATTGTGAAGCCAAGCGAGACGAGACCGGCAACGTGTTAAGAGATCCGGACGGGTTACCAGTCTACACAGACAAAGACCTGGGAACCGCACCCGTGACAATTGTACAGACAACACAATTTGCCATTGAGAGAACATGGAAAGACGGCACTAAAAAAGACAGCTGGTGTAAATACCCGAAGGCAAGCGAATGTGAAGTGAAAGAAAATAGTATAACTATTTTCGAAGACAACGACCGGAGAGGAAAAATAAAGGTTTTAACCTATACAATTGTAACCGCAACAGCCGCAGAGCGCACCAAATACGCAGGCATGACCACTGAAGAGAAAAGAACATACACAAATTCAGACCGATAAGCCATGCAAACTATTTTAGAAGAGTTAACCACCAAGAAGGAGTTAATATTTAACCCGGAGACGTTAACACACGCACAGCGCGAGGAAATAATCCAAGCGAAGTACAGAGAAGATATTTATTTAACAGCCACACCAGACGGCAAATGGAAAGTTTGGAAACGAATTTTTAACTAATCAATTTATGAAAACGCAACAATTTTCAAACCTCATTCAGATTGCAACCGGAAGGAATTTTCAGATTGCAACCGACAAAGAAGAGCTAACAAACGAAATGGATTATTTTGTTTACAGGATATTACCCGTAACAGGCAGGAAAATTTCATTCAAATGGACAGCGCCCAAGTCAGAAGAAAAATATCTAAGGTCATTTATTACGGCCTTTACAACAAAGTACAGAGAGCCAAACCCAGCAGCATACAACCACGGCCCAGAATATTGTTATGGTGCCAGCAAATGGACAGACAAGACACCAGAACAGCAAGAGGCAGCATATTACCACCACGCCAGTAATATGTACTCCAAAAAAGATTTAATGAACCAGGTTGAAGCTAATTTCAATAACCCAGGAATAACAGCCGGACTAAATCGATACGGGTTTTATGCTACAGAATATGGAATAGGAACCTTTGTACTTTTTGCGACCCGATATGTAGAGCAAAGTATTTTTGAAATGGCAGCCTATTTAAAACGCCAGGGGATTGCATTCAGTAACGAGTATTCAGACGCCCGTTGGGTTTTACGGTTTAAGATTAACGCCAGTAAGACCATACACGAAAACATTTTAGCATCATTTAATTAAGACACCATGAAGCCAGGAACCAGAATTTTATTTTCGAACGCAACCACACGCGAACACGCAGGAAGCCGCGAGCCTTTTTGGGGTAAGATTAAGGACACGTTGATACGAAACGGCCACACCGTTTATTTGACTGAATATTTGCAGCCAAGTAAGTACGGAGACCAGAGCACACTAACAACGGTGAGACCGCACCAGATCGAAATGATTGAAGACTAAGCAAACTAAATTTTAAAACGACCAATATGGAAACGATAGTATTTCAAATCGAATTAAATGACGGACGAGTATTTAGGGTATTTTGTGCCAATGCAACACAGAAGAAAAAGGTTATTGAAAGTTACTACAAGATTAAAGAGAAGGTGAAGGAGATACGAACGGTAACCAACGGAGTACACACGCACCAGCAGTATGAGAAACTATTAACAACATTTTAAAACGACCAACTATGAGTACAGGCCATTTAGTAAGACCAGACGGCACGATTAAGACCGAGCCGCACAAGCCAGGCAACGCCAACGGACTGCAGAAGCGATTAAGAGAATTGTACCTTGAGTATGTGAATGATCACTTGAGTCTATTTCACATTGCAGAACATTACGGACTTGATCCGGTAGACATAGACCAATTGATACATATCGGGAGAAAATTACACCAAGAATTTACGAACCATGACTAAGCAAACTAATTCCATAGACCTGAGCGAACTAAAAATAGGCGACAAAATTACGCACTATTGTTTTGGTCATCTTGTAGAGGGGACAGTCATCCAGACGGACGGCATAGGCGTATGTACCAAGCACGAACCGATAAGATGGGGTAATGATGTATGTATTGAAACATGGATACAGCCCAGCGCCTATTTGCAGAAGAAATGGGGAGCAGAAACCACGCCCGGAGCATGGTATAAAGGAGAGAGATTAAAATGTAAAGTAACAAGGTAATGCCGTACACAACCGAGCGCGAGAAGCTAGACAGTAAATTCCTGAAGAGGAGCGCTAAGTTAATTGAATGCCAGCGAGCAATGGTTCATTGGTGGCATGAGAAAGGTATGAGTATCCACAGTATAAGCAAACTATTTAAGGTGAGCCGAAGATCCGTACAATTCATTTTATATCCGGACAGACACGTTAAGAACTTAGAAGATCGAGCAAAGCGAGGAGGAAGTAAGCAATACTATGATCGGGAAAAGCATAATGAAGCTATGAATAACCATAGACGTTATAAACACAAGATATTAAAAAAGTAAAGGCCCGGGGGAGTTTAAAACTTGGTCGTCTCTCCCGGTGTCCTTTTTAAAGCAAACTAATTTTATGAATCTATACGAGTACACAATTGCATGGTCAAAAATCAAACACATGATGGAACCAAAAATACCTATTTACACAGTCCAATGGAATCACCACCAATGGACCTTCACAGACGAGGCGGAAGCATGGAAATTTGCAAACTACTGGGGACTACTATGAAAACTATATTTCTGTTACTATTACTAATCGCCTGCTCAGAGCCGGTGAAGTACGAAGAGACGCTGATTCGAATCACAGCGATTGAAGAGACGGCCACCGGATGTACGTACAGCGTTGAAGCCGTAGTGCCCTACCAGCCGTACATAAAGACGCAAATCGAAGAGGATTGCGGCAAATACCAGGTAGGCGATAAAATTACAGTCCGTTGGATTGCTAATTAACTAAAAACGAATATATTTGTTTATGAAAAACTTAGATAGAATTTTTGCCGTGCTCAAGTCGTTAGGCTATGAGATCACTTTGGAGGAGAAACTGAAGGACTACCTGGATAGCTTGGACCTTGTTGAATTCGTCATGATGATTGAACAAGAGTTCAAGATCGTAGTCACTAACGAGGAGATCGCAGGAATCGTAACGGTGGAGGATGTATTGAAACTTGTCAACAAGAAACTAGATGCAAACTAATTTACTGTTATCCCAGACAGGGGCAGTGGCCCTATACCTTGCTGATCCAAGTAATTCGCAATTGGATTCAATAAACTATGGCAAGCCAACTGGAGGAGTTATTCGAGATGATAAGGCTTTCTTGCAGATTAATAATGGCGTATTGATTATTCCATCCGATAGAAGTTATAAGCGGTTCATTTCAAACTCATGGTATAACGACATAAACACAGACGAGTTATGACTATATGCATGCCCAATGAATGCACCTATCCCAATTGTCCATGCCCGCATCAACCGCTATATCGCATGCAAACTAATTTCGAAAAACCGTCCTATCAGGAACAGTTGAATTTTCTGGATAGTTTGGGTGACAGCGTAATGATCCGGGCAATTAAGGAAAATGTAATCACTGTAAGAAACTTAGATTATGAGAAAGCCCCGCATCGCCAATCGTAATCCCGTGGTCCTGGAGACCTACACGCGCAGATATTACCGGGCGCATGAGATACCCGAAGTGTTAGGCATGACGCTGGAGGCATTTAATCACATCTATGAGCAATTGACTGGAGAAACGTTCCCGCGCGGCCCCTCAAGAATTCCGGTTAAGGCAGTGGAATTAGTTCAGCAAGTCCAGGCAATGAAGAAGGAAGGTAAACAGATCACGAAATAAAGAGATACTTATGACAACAGATAAAGAGGAACTAAAAGATTTAAAGTTTTACATGAATAACGCAATGGATGATTTTGTAAGTACACCTATAAGCGTCCTTCGTTATATCACAGAATTGGAATCTAAACTCGAAGCCAAAGACAAGGAGATTAAAAAGCTGAAAGAACAGGTATTAATCGGAGATATTTATGCCGACTCAGTAGCCCGTGATGCGTTTGACGCTGGTTGGAGATTTAGACAAACCGAGATAGGCATAAGACCAGAGTCATCACAAGATAAAGACACTTATTTTAAGCAATGGAATAAAACCATAATACCAACCTAAGTGAAATATGAAAGTTGAAACAGTTATAACAATTAGCTTGAAAACATCAAAAGAAGTATTTGAATCTAAAGAGTTTCAAGATGTTATTAATAGTATCAAAACAGGAGAGATGAAAAGAGAATTTGAAAAGAGCCTTAAAATGAAGGCCGCATGTACCTATTGGACTAATTATAAGCCATGAAATACCTTATCCTTTTAATCCTACTGGCAAGCTGCTCACCTAAGGTAAGCAAGCACCAGAACGACTCGGTAGCTGATAGGTTGAGGCAAAGACACGCACCAGTAAAGACTCATAACCCAAGTATTCGATGATCAAATTTCTAAGCAGTAAAATTGTCCAGGCCTTCCCCCACAAGGACAAGACACAAATTTTAAAATACATTCCGTTGATCTACGGAGTGGACAGCAATCTGAATAAGATTGAAGACCTGGTAGAGCGCAAGAAAATTGCGGCCGAGCAATGTGAGATAGAAGTCCCGGAGAATACCGAAGAACTTCGGAAAGTAATCATTGAATTCTTACGGCTCCAGCATCATAACAAGTTTGCTCTTTTAATCAGCAAGGAAGAACTATTGATAGAATGCCTGGATGTCCTAAGAGAACCCCTAGTCAATAGCAAGGATGATGACAAGCGGCTCAAGAACGTAAAGCTCAAGGGAGACGTGAATGAATTGTGTGACAAACTGGTTGCCGAAACAGAGCGCCTACGGATTGATATTTTCACCGAAGAGCATGCAGAAGAATCGAAGAAGGTCATTTCGATCGAGGAACGGTTGAGAGCGAAAGGATGATTGTTATCCAACGTTTTAATGTTGGATAACCGTTCTGCCTCTATGTGCAGTGCGTTTATTACAGATAAGTTGAACAATGAAATACTACAAGAAAATAAAAAATTTTAAACCAGCGCGTGGGCGATTCACCTAAATTAAAATGGAAAACATACAGCTATCACAAAACCTCACAGTTAATTACTTGACGACTATACAGCAAAGCCCCATGAAGGTGAGGTTCCATTGTACCTTTTTTGGAGAAGAGTTTATTGCGGATGTTTCAAAAAAGAATGTTGACAAAGATTGGGCAAGCATTGAGGGAGAAGGGCCAAGCGAATTATTTGACTCATTCACTTCACAAATGGAAGATGAGTATTGGGATAAGGTGAAGGAGTTGTTTAAAGAGTTCGAGAGCCAGGAGGTTTAAAATTTTTTATTTTCTCCGCACACATGAAGCTACAACGCACAGAACTAAGCATTGCACATAGAGGCTTGTTGTATGACGTTTGCCTCATGTGCGGCTGGGACAGGATTATGTAGGGCTGGACATTGCCATTGCATAATGGTTCTGGTGTATAGTGTCGTTGTGGCCCTACCCAAACTTAATGAGCCACACGGTTTTGCAACCTTTGGAAGTGCGTGGAAGTTGTGCGGGTTGCTTAACGGTGTGAGCGGTGAAACTGAAACTAAATAAATTGAAACTTATATGAATGAAACTCAAATTTTTCACGGAATACAACACATCGGTCTATTCATGGGATGGACTCATGATGAATTAAGGGTTTACTTAACTGTAAAATATCCTCAATCTAAAAATCTCGGCAAGTTGGCTTTCAATGAAAGTTGGGATTTACTTATGCCTGTGATTGATAAAATTGAAACCATTAAAACAATTAACGATTCAGAGAAATTTAGATTTAACATTACTGGCGATGGTATAAGTATAACCCGTTTTGATGATGGGAGTGGTGTAATCTCACAAAGAGTTAATGATTCAACTAATAGACTTCAATACGCCTTTGAGGTTGTTGTGGAATTTATAGAATGGTATAACCAACCTAATGTATACGCATAACTAAAACTAAATGATTATGGAAGAGTCTAAAATCGAATTAAACAAACTTATTGCAACCTATCGGGGTAGTATTATCGTACAAAGATACCATGCTGAATGGCATCATTTAATGCCTGTAGTTCAAAAGATTTATAAGTTTTTAGAGGATAACTTTCTCGATGATTTTTGGACTACTAAAGGTATCTATTGGCAACATTCAAAGTTTAACAGTATGCCAATTTACACCCCAATAGACATAGTTTACAAAAGGGTGATTGAATTTATAAAATGGCACAATAATACAATCCTTGTTAATAATAGTAAAAATGAATTGTACCACGATTACCAAGCTGAAATAAAAAAAATAAATGACCTATGATATGACACAAGAGCAAGTTAATGAAATGGAAAGTTGGTGCGATTGGGCATGCGCCAATAAAGAAAGAACTTCCAAAGTTTGGAAGGCTTTAAGACTTGGATACATACAGGGTATCTATCGAAGTAATCTTAAAAATGAAGAGGTTTTAAAACTACTGAAATCAATGACCTTATCAATGGCAGCTCATCCTGACTGTTTTAAAAGACCGGACGGTGCGGCAAGTGAGTTTTACGACCTTGTCGAAATGGCTGAAAAAGTTCTCGAAGGTACTTTATATACTCGGCACGGATAAACAAACTTAGGATGTGTGAGGGGTTTGCGCGGTGTGTTTATTGGTGCCGCCTGAGGGGCCACAATGCACTATACACGGTGTTAGCGGTAGTGACAAAACGAAGCGTTGGCCAAAAGTAGGAAGAAGCTCTGCGCCTGCTTTTTTCAAGGGTTTTGGCATTACCGCTAACAAGTAATTTGTAATTTTCTATTGTAACCATTTGATAAACAATTAATGCCATGAATATTTCTGCTCACATCGACTTCTTCAAACAGGAAATGAAACGTAGGGGATTAGGTAATTCAACCATTCAAAGCTATCCGTCCTACGTCAAAACATTCTTTGAACAATCAAAGGCAGATCACCCAAAGAATATTCATGAGCAAGAAATCAGAGAGTTCTTAGGCAGATTCACGGAGCCCAATACACAACGGGCCTATCATTCGGCAATCAAAAAATTCTATGCTATCTGTTTGAATCAGGAACATAAGTTTCGATACATACCTTATTGCAAAGCCAGCAAAAAACTTCCTATTGTTCTATCCGTTGAAGAAATTCAACGGATGTTTGATGTTTGTGAAAATCTTAAACATCGTGCTATCCTAGCATTGCTTTATTCATGCTCGTTACGCTCGTCAGAATTAATCAATCTAAAATGGACTGATATCGACCGATCAAGAATGATTATTAACATCCGACAGGCCAAAGGAAAGAAGGATAGGCAAGTTGGATTAAATCAAAAACTCATTGAAGTACTGGAGAACTACTATCGAAAGTACACTCCAAAGGAATATGTTTTCAATGGTCAGTTTTCTTTACAATATTCCAAAGAAAGCGTCCTGCAAGTTATCAAGCAGTTAGCCGATAAAGCACACATTGACAATAAACGTGTCTACACTCACCTCATGCGTCATTGCTCCGCTACACACATGCTGGAAAGCGGAGTTGACTTGAATCTCATTCAACGGATACTTGGTCACTCGTCTGTTAAAACGACCGCGATATACGCTCACATTTCGCATAACTTAATTTCACGTATTAACTCCCCGTTGACCGCCATCAACTTATAGTCTATCTTTGCGTATCCCCATGTACGCCAAGACAGACAACCCCTATCGATTCAAATACCTTGTCACAGGAATAACCGGACCCGGGATTCCTTGCGTCTACCTTCCGCCAGAACCCCCAGATGAAGAAGTACTGTTTAAGAAAGAACAGAAGTTCGTTAGGCCAGTACCGCCCGAGTATCTGAAGACTTGGATGCAAGAATTTGTTGAAGGCCGAGAGAAAGACCCTGAGTTTATACATCCGCACCAAAATGAATTAACCAAATGGGAAGATCGGGAGTTTGAAAGATCAACCACTGGAGTGTGGATTTGGAATAAGGGAGTAAAGACCTATCTCACTGGCCCGTATTATAAATTTCTTACTGCCTGGGAATTATATTTTGGATTCCCAGATTATCGAGAAACGGATAAAGAAACATTTTACTGGATTAAATATTGGGAAGAAGATCCAAATTCCTATGGCGGAACATTCAATACAATAAGGCGAGAAGGGAAGTCTGCAAAGATGGGGTTTTGGCTAAATGACAGAACATCCACAAACTTTAATCACTTTGCCGGAATGCAGGGGGAAGATAATTCTAAGATTCAGGATTTCTATAATGAAATGGTGATGAATCCATTTTATAAAATGCCTTACTACTATCAGCCCGAATACGATACAACCACGCTACAAAAAAAAGGAGTACTGTTTAAGGATTCACCAAAGCGAAATAAAAAGCGCAAGTCATCTGGAAAGATGGTTTTGGGTTCTAAGATGGACTATAGAACAAGCGAGCCGAACAAATATGATCAGGCAATGCTTAATTCTTATGTCATGGAGGAAGCTGGGAAATTACTAACGAGTAGCGTTAAAGATCGATGGAAGTTTGTAAAGCCTTGTTTAAAGAAAGGTATATTAATTCGAGGCAAAGCATTCATTGGAACCACCGTTGAATTTATGGATGTATCTGGCAAAGGAGGTAAAGCATACCAGAAACTATGTTTTGAATCTGACTTTGATATTCGGCAAAAGAATGGACAGACCATTTCAGGATTGTATGCCGCCATGATGCCAGGTGATTGCGCACTGGAGGGGTTCTTTGATGAGCATGGTATCCCTGATCGCAAAGCCGCCATGAAATGGATCCTTGACGAGCGCGATGCTGTTAAAGATAACCCGAAAGATTATTCTGATTTAGTTAGAAAATATCCGACCAACTGGAATGAAGTATTTTACATCTCCGCAGACAAGTGCGAGTTCAATGTAACTATCCTTCAAGACCGTAAGGCAGAACTTCAAATGAATCCACCCCCATTACGGAGAGTTAACCTAAGCTGGCAGGACGGTAAGCGATTTACTAAGATTGTTATAAGTGATGATCCGGCAAATGGTTGGTGTAAGATGGCATGGATTCCAAAAGACAAAGAATTAGAGTTGCTGAATAATGTAGGTGTAAGGATGGAAAACGGAAGACAAAAATATTTTCCGAAGAACAATGCCATATTTTCAGCAGGAACCGACCCGATTGATTACGGAGTACGCGTAGATAACATGAGTGCTGAAGGCACCGATTCAAGAAGATCAAGACCCGTAATGAGTGTGAAGAGAAAATACGATCCTAACATTGATGGATTTTTAAGTCAGGAATTATTGGAGCGTAGAGCCCGGGAAAAATATCCCTATAAAACTAACAAACGGATATTAATGATGGACCATCGGCCTAGCGAGCCAAATATTTACTTTGAGCGATGCCTGATGATTTGTTGGTTGTTTGGAGTTCCAATGATGTGCGAAAGTCAAAAGCCAGGAGTAATCAATTACTTCAAAGAACATGGGTGCGAAGACTTTCAGCTCAACAAGTATGTCCCCAGTGCGCAATTAAAACCGTCAGACTTCGTAGACGGCACACCCGCCTCCACGATGATGAATCAGGAACTAACAGGACTTTTAGCAAGCCTGATCGAATACTTTGGGCACTTAGAACCCTTTATTGAATTCGTTGAAGATTTTTTACTATTCGATCCCACCGACACCAAGAAGTTTGACTATGCTATGTGTGCAGGCTGGAATGAAGTAGCCGAGAAAGTCAAACCCAAAACCACCGAAGTACCGCAGCACAAGATAACGGAGTATTTCAGGCGCTTCCGAAGGGATGGAAGTGTGATCAAATAGCAATTTTTTATTACATTTATACCGCGATACCAAGTACTAAAGAAATTAAAACAGTCCCCGATTGTTTCGTGCCTAACTGATTCTTTCGAATCGACTTGGATCGCCACGGAATAATTCGGGGCGTTTTATTTATGGAAGAAATCTGGAAAGACATAGTTGGATTTGAGGGATACTATCAAGTATCTAATTTAGGAAGAGTGAAATCATTAGATAGATTTATATTTAGGGTTTCTCATAACAGACATAAACCATCAACGGTTTTTCAAAAAGGGAAAATACTTTCATTAATCAAATATTATACACCTACCAGAAAAGATTATTATTATCGGGTAACATTAAAAAAGAACAAACCAAAATTTATTGTACATCGATTAGTTGCAACAGCATGGATACCAAATCCATATAACTTACCCGAAGTCAATCATATAAACAAAATAAAAACTGATAATAGAGTAGTCAATTTAGAATGGGTTAATAGACGAGAGAATATGTCTCATGCATACCAAGGTAAGCCTAATAAAAGTTCTCAATTTACTGGAGTCGCATGGGCTAAAAGAGACAAAAAGTGGGAGTCTTACATAACTATTAATGGCAAAAGAAAATCATTAGGTTATCATGATACCGAAGAATTAGCAAATCAAGCCTACCAAGCAGCCCTTTTTGCTCATAAATTAAAACAATAAGTTTTTCATTAACTTTGTTCAAATACGATAAAACATGGCAGATGTCTATAATGGGGCCTATCCGTGGCCAGATGAATTTTGTCCGCCAGCCAAAAAAGAAAAAGATGCTTACGGACTACAGGCCGCCAAAGCCATGTACTACGCCAAAAACCGCTACGGATACCGCCTTTTTGATAACGACACCAACTACAACGCGCTCGTAGAACTTGCTCAGGGACGCCAAAGCACCGACAACATCCGCAGAATGTTTGGATTCCACGACAACAAGGAATCCACCATGGATGACAACGGTACGCTGGCCTATGTGGACATTCAAGTGATCAACCTGGCAACCAAGTATATCAACCGGACCGTAGCCAAACTTCAACGTAATAAATACGATATTAATCTTTCAGCCATTGATCCTATTTCGGTAGACGAAGCCAAGGAAATGAATGCGAAGATCGAAACCTTCTACGAGCTCAGGGATTGGTTTAAGAATATCAAACTCGATCCGAAAAAGTTCTTCCCAGATTTAAACTTAGACTTGCTCCCGGAATTTCCGGAAGAGTTAATGTTTCAGTTGAGCACTAACCAGAAGATTCAGAAAGTTATTGACGGAGAGAAGACAATCAAGTTACTCAACAACGTCATCAACAACACAGACCAGATCATGCGCGAGTATGATTGGGATAGCACGGTAATCGGGCGCGGGCATGTGCATTGTTACCTGGATGAGAACAAGATGCCGCGAGCCCAGCGAATTAATCCGAAGTACTGGGGAGGAAGTTATACCGAGAACGAAGATTATAGCAGGTCCGAGTATCAGTTCTTTATTGAGTTTATCACCCGGAATCAGTTTAAGAAAGAGGCCGAGAACAAACTACCAAAGGACAAGATTGACGAAGTAATTAATGGGCACACCTTCGCCAATTCAATCAGTTCATACGGCAGCCTTCCTGATTTGCTCGATCATTACGATGGGTTAGAATATATCCCGGTGATGCGATTCTATTTCCTGAGTAACGATAACAAATCAATCGTTACCTGGAAGAACGACAACGGGCAGCCGATGATTGATGAGCGCGGTTATGAGTACAATCAGTCGGAAGAAGCCACCCGGGAGCGCAATATCAAACGAATTTCTTATACATCCGTCTATGGAGGCACCTGGGTATTAGATAGCAACATTGTTTACGATTACGGACGCAGGGATATTCCGCGGACGCAATTAGTCAACACGCGATTACCGATCATTACGTTTGCGCCTAACATGAAAGAGGGCCGGATTGTAAGCCTATTGGCTCAGATGGTGGAACCATTAACCATGCTAAACGTAGCCTGGAACAAAATCAAAGACATCCTTGCTAAAGGCCGGATGAATGTATGGGAATTAAATTTGAGTTCGTTTGAAAATGTAGCGTTAGGAGCAGGCGGAAAGAATTGGACCCCGCAGGAAGCAGTAGACTTTTTATTTCAGACCAATATTGCCGTTAGCCGGAACAATACCAATCAATACGGTCAGCAGGTAGCCCCAGCCGTTCGTGAGATGGCTTCGGGATTACAATTAGCGGATTACTACAACACAATTGCCCAGTGTATCCAGTTCTTAAACGATCTTTCGGGGGCTACTGTAGCCGAACAGCCCCAGATGCCAGACCGGTTAGCCGTTGGTGCCATGAAAGCCAATATTGCAGCCGGAAATGAAGCCATTGAATATCTGGTCAACGGACACCGGCAAGTATATCACCAGGTCACCCACATGCTTTTGTTACTTACTCAAGCCGCTAAGCGTGACAAAGTAGCTATCCAAGGAATGATTCCGGCATTAGGGAAATACACGACCGAGTATTTTGAGGTACCCGATTCACTCCCATATTGTGAATACGGATTAATGATGGAGACTGAGCCGAGCGAAGAAGAGTGGATGGCATTCTACGCAGAAGTAGCGTTGTCCGTTCAGGAAGGACGCCTCAATAGTTCTGATTCCGCATTCATCCGCATGGTGAAGAACCTGAAGCAAGCACGGTTTATTATGGCTAACCGCGAGCGCATCAATGAAATGAAGGCCGCACAATTCCGTCAACAGGAACAACAATTCCAGATGCAGGTAGGTGCCGATGCCGATAACCGCAAGACCGAACGCGAGATGGCATTGCTCGATAAGAAGAAGGAGGACGAAAAAGAGTTGATGGCTATTCAGGCACAAATTGATGATGCCATGATGACTAAGAAAGCTATGTTAGACGGTGAAGTCAACCAGGTATCCAAAATGGTTGAGCAGCAGATCAAGAAGCAGCAGGGCATCGATACAATTCTCAAAGAGGCACTACGATATAAGGGTGAGGTTTATAAATCAGATAAAAAGTTTCAGTCTGATACATACAAAGCTCAAAAACAAGTAGAGGCCGCAGAAATTACCTCAGAGAACAAACCAAAACCAGTCAAAAAATAACTTATATTTGAATTATCGTAATTGTCATCTACAGTAGATTACGAAAAAGAAATTAAATCCCCCACATGAGGGAGGCGAGTAGATGCGCTGAACTCAGGTGGGGGATATTTTTTTAACATCTACAAAAATGGAAGAAATTTGGAAAGACATTAAGAATTGGCAGGGGTTCTATCAGGTAAGCAGTGAGGGAAGGGTCCGTTCATTGGAAAGAACTATAGTAACAAAAAAGAATACCAAGCTAAAAATTGAATCAAGAATACTTAGTATAGCAAAAAATAAATGGGGATACAACCATGTTACCTTTTGGTTAAATAGGAAACAGCAGCATAAGAAAGTACATATAATGGTGGCTGAGTATTTTGTAGAGAAAATTAACGGATGTAACCAAGTAAATCATAAGGATAAAAATAAAGACAATAATCATTACACTAATTTAGAATGGGTTAGTAACCGAGAGAATTGCTCTCATTCACACGATAAAAAAAGATGCACATCTAAATACACAGGCGTATCATTTAAAAGAAATCTTAATAAGTGGGTAGCTCAAGCATACATATCGGGACAATCAAGATATCTAGGACTTTTTGAAACTGAGGAAGATGCCTCTGACGCATACCAAAATGCGTTAATGAAAAATAATATAATTAACAGGCACTCCATTAAAAAAGAAAAGGCCACAAAATAAATTATGACCTTTTTAATGCTTTCTCCCGGAGGTTGGCGTCTCCGGGAGCCCTAAACTAATTGTATGAGGTTATCCCGTCTGGATAACACTACAAATGAAACAAATAAATTTGGTTTTTTCAAATCAATAGAATTTTAACGACCTTCGTAACGACAAACAACCCCAAATATCATGACAGAAGCACCCGAAGGCAAGGTATATGATACCGACAAAAAAGAATGGATTGATGCTCCCGTAGAGGAAATCAAGAAGGAGGAAGTCAAAGAGGAGAAGAAAGAAGAGACTGAAAAGAAAGAGGAGAAAACCGAGACTCCCACCCCTGAAGAAGTTGCCGCCAAAGTTGCAGCCGAAACCAAAGAAACCAAGAAGGAAGAAGAGAAAACAACCAATCCTAAAAAGGATGAACTTCCCGCGTGGCTAAAAGAAAAGTACGGCATCGAGAACCAGGAGGAGCTTGATGAAGTTCTGGGAAGCAACAAAAAGTTAGCAGACGAACTCGAAAAGGAGCGCTCTAAAAAAGTATTCACTTCCGAGAAAGAAGAAAAACTTCATAAATTTCTACTCGGTTGGGACCTTGATAAAATCGGAGAAGGCATGGAGACGGCCGCAGTCCTCACAAGGATTGATATCCCAAACATTGATGGCAAGCGAGCCCTTGAAGAACAATTCATTTTGGATAATACCGAACTCACCCGGGAAGAAGCCAAGCAGTTATTTGCCCGTGAATTTCGTAAGAAGTATGAGGTCAAAAAAGCCGACTTTGACACCGATGAAGAGTACGAAGAAGAAAAAAAGTTGACGGAAATTCAGCAAAAGAAAGATGTCAGCAAAGCCCGTAAGTTCCTGGAAGAAAAACAGAAGGAACTAAAGGCCAAACCAGAGGAAAAGAAGCCGGAGAAAAAAGAAGATATTCCCACAGAATCCATCAAATCCTACGAAAATCAAATAAAATCGTTCTTTAAGAAGGACAACAAAGAGTGGGATCGCTTCCAGTATAAAGACGAAACTGGCACTGAATTGTATGCCATCGTTTTGGATGCCGACAAGCGTAAACAGGTGCAGGATGCGATGACTGCCTATGTGCAGCGACCTGATGTTTATGATAAAAATGGAAAAATTGATAACTTTGATGCCGAAGAGCTTGCGCTGAAGTTCACCCAATTGCTGTTTGGCAAGTGGATGGATCAAGAACATCACAAGCAAATCAAAATACTGGCACAGACGGTAAAAGCAGAGCAGTTAGCTGGCAAGAAACCCGACAAAACCAGTAAATCAATGGGTAAAGCGAGTGGACAAAGTTTTGATGAGCAGTTTGCAGAAGCTGCTAGAGTAGCGAAAGAAAAACGAGGAAAATAACCGCGTCTTTGGTCAGGGAAACCAGTAACCAAAGAAAAAAATGGCAGCAGTAAATACGTACCGCGATTGGTCCTTTGCATCGCAAGAGAACTATCCGGTGATTACCAACATCGACTTTTTGCTCGAACCGCAAATTGTCGAAGACTTGTTCAACGTCAATCCGCTCAATACCGACATCGGAGACTTCATGAAAATGAACCTGATGGAGAAGGTACAAGGCGAAGAAATCGTTCACCGCGAAAAACGCAAGCTGATCGATGCTCCTTTCATCAATTCATCCACCAGCGTAAACCTTGTTTATGGCGTAGCTTCCGTAGGTAACGGAGACCCTGCCGCATTCTCAGGCTTGGATTATATCCAGTTAGCATCTTCCGCGCACACTCCTACTTCCGGAGACCTTGCCAATACCTATTCGTACATCCGCCCTGGCGATGTGATCGAATTCAAGAACCTTGCCTTCTGGCGCGTTCAAGGTAAGCGTACCAGTGTCGCTGATGCACACCGTTTGTACATCACCAAACTGGATGCAAGCTATCCTCCTCTTGGAAACACGATTACCGTAGTGGGCTCAACCCATGGCGGAGATCAGGTGTCTGTTCCTACCGCGTTGTTTGAAGAAGCAACCTGGGGACAAACTGTAGGTATGATCCCTACCTTTAAGTCGTTCAAGTCTTACTTGTCAACCATTGCTGATATGTACGAAACTACAGACAAGCAGTTGACCAACAAGACCTGGCCAATGAGGGATCCTGATTCCGGAAAGACTATCAATTTCTGGTATGAGGTAGGTGCCCGCGATACCGACATGCGTTTCATGATCAAAGAAGCCATGGCCGTATTCAATGTGCCAAAAGCAGATTCAGCAGCAGTAGCTTACGACCCTATTTCCGGTACCAACAAAACCCTGATCAGCACAGACGGATATATTCCGGTTCTTCGCGCCACAGGAGGTGCCGTTAAGAAAGAGTACGATGACAACATCACCCTGGCATTGTTTAACGACCTTGCCCGTCTTCGTAACCGGTTGAATCAGGAGAAAACTTCTATGATTCTTTACGGACAGGAATTCGGTAGCCGCGCTTCGGATGCAGTTACCACCCTTGGCGTAAACGGAGGTATCAAGTATGAGCACACAGACGTTGATCTGGAAATTGACACTATCCGCATTCCAAATGCAGTGTTCAAGATGAAGGAACTTCGTATCCTGAATCACCCTGAATTAACCGCATTACCTGGCCGTATTTATCCTTGGTATTTCATTATCAAGCCGATGACGAAGGCTCAGGATGCTAAAACAGGCGTTCCTCTGGAAGCAATGACGATCATGTACAAATTCCAGGAAGGTAAAGGAGGCCGCGGTCACTACAAAGTATGGATGACTGGTGCCTATTCTCCTGATGGAAATAGCCGTCAGCGCGTTCGCACAATCGATTATCACTCTGAAAAAGGCGTTCGGGTAGTAGGTGCTGAGAAGCATATCCTCGGAATCCCTGCTCAGTATTAAAAAAATCCCCAAGGGGTGCGGATAACTGCACCCCTTGTTTTTAAAACTAAGTAACCCAACAAAAAATGGCAAAAAAAGCTGAAAACGCGGCTCCGGCCAGCGTAAACACCCCCGATGTAGATGATTTTTTGAATGACAATTCTCCCGCAGAAGAACTCATTGACACCTCAAAACTGGATTTAAGCCAGATTCCGCCTCCGGAACCCCTACATAATCCAATCCTTACCAACAAAAAGGAAGACACCGTAAAAGGCCCCAAACTTAAAGGAGAGCTCAGAAAATTCTCTTTTAGCCGGTTTGGACCTAATAAACGGCCAATTACCACTGATTTGAGTGACCAGATGTTACCGCCCATCACCAAGCGGCATACGGCCATTTATCAGCTTTTAGGGCTTCAGGACGGAGCGTCCACCGACAAGCGTATTGAAAGGGAAATTAGCGAACGGGCAAATATTGTAGATACATCCGACTACGAGATGCATCCCACATATTCGATTTTCGACCAGTTTGAGAAGGATTTTGGGCGTCAGACCAAAGTAGTAACCTACTACGATGGAGTACAGCGGGTAAACTACAAGGACCCGATTACAGGCGAAAATCGTCCGGATATCCGTCAGAAAGTAGGAACCCCCCGATTCAGCCGAGGTCAGGCCGTGGTAGACATCATGCGTAACTACCATCAATATTTGTGGTGGGAATTGCACCCTGGCAACAAGACCAACAAATTCCGGGATAAAAGCAAGCCCGCTCTTTTCGAACGCATCGACCTGAAGCACTACAATCCGCACATGGATATGATCCGCAAGGAATTGGAGTTTGATGCTATGAAGTACATCCGCGGATTACAACCCGGTCAGGTAATCGATCTTGCCACAGCGCTGGACATTCCTGTTATTGGTATGCAACCTTCTGCTTTAAAAACAGACTTGTACACCCTGGCTCAAAAGGATCCTGAAAAAGTATTATTCAAGGCACCGGATGAACTGATGAGCACGACTATCGAAATCATGAGAGCCGTTGACCTGGGAATTCTGGATTACGATGCTCAACGCAAACAGTACTACTTTGCTCAGAACATCAACGAGCCGTTATTCGTAGTGCCCATGGATGAGATTCCGTATGAAGCACTGGCTAAGTATTTAGTCGGTACCGAAGAGGGACAAATTGTGAAAGAAAAAATGATGGAGTTTATCTACTACTGGATATAATCCTCCATTGAAATAACAGGAAACCCCGGGAGCAATTCCGGGGTTTTTTATTGGTTAAAAAATCAGGTAACTTAGAGGCAAGAAAACCAATTTACCATGCCTTCACTGCCGTTCATCACTGCAATCCGAAACGTTTCAGCCGATGTAACAACGGCAGAACTTCAGGACCTCACCGTAGCTTATGGCGGAGTCAATCCGGATCGTGCCGACTTAGCGTTGTATGCCTATCTGTATAAGCGTGACGCCTCCCTCAACGATACCGCAGTAACCTTAGCCAACGATGCGCCAACTACAGTAACCGCTTGGGGATTTACCCTCAACGGAGATGGATGGTATGTAGCAATCATTTTTGGTTTTCCTATCTGGACAGCCGGGGCTTATACCCTTAATCAGTGTGTTTATCATAGCGGATCTTATTACAAAGCCACTACATCAACAAGCGGAGTACCTGGTGTTTCTGTAGATTGGGATGAAATCACTGATATTTTATCAGAAGTGCTAAACCTATCAGCAGATAACGTTTATATTACTCAGACAAATAATTTTACGACCGCTATTCTTGAGAGCGGTAAACTTGGTGATGTGCTTCAGTCCTTGGGACAGAAAATAATTCAAGGGAAACCTAAGAATGCGGATGATGCAGCCAGCGCTTCCTTTGGAGCCGCTATGGTTGAGAGCGCATGGATTAACCATCGAAGAGGAGATAATCAGGATGCCCAAGAAATAGTTGATTGGTTAACCGGACAATGGAATCCTTAATATGGGGGCACCGATAAGAAGCGCAGAAGAAATTACCCAGATCATCAATCGGGGTCAACACGCCATCGCAAGCCTTGGACTTGAAATAGTTCAGGATGCCAAACGTGGAGCTGATAATACCGATCCGGACTGGAGATGGAAACAGATGCGATTGATCTTGCTCCGGTCGTTCTATCAAAACATTCTTACCGTTGATGGCGAAATCAATAATTTCTATGCTGCCAGCCTCAATGAGAAAGCAGAAAATAATATCCTTACCGGAATACTAAAACTTAGTGGAATATATTCTGGTCCAGCTATTCCTAAACTAACGGGGGATAACTTACCAATGTACTTTTTTCCGTCAACAAGCGGAGTAAGTTCAGGCGGTAATTCAGGCGGAGCAGCAACCCCAGGCGGAATCACTTTTGAAGCCCTTGATGTAGACGCACCAGGCGAAATTGTTGATCGGATTGAAGCCAACGGAAGCAACTATGCGTTTTACATTGTCAATGTATATGGTAACGGAGTAGGTGAAGGAAGTAAAGGCGCTGTTTTGCTTGTCACTTGGAGAGGAGCATCGGCACCAGTAGTTACAGAATATGGTGGAGCGGATGTAGGAGGAACCACTGCAGGAGTAACGTTCAGCGCGGCCTTAGTATCCGGCTATATTGAATTAACCGCTAACGTACCAACAGATAATTGGACCATCCGGGGAACGCGCATTTCCTTCCAGAATATTTCCTTCCAGAATCCATTAGGCCCTATGCCTCCCGGGGGAACAACTAATCAATTACTACGTAAATCCAGTAATCTTGATTATCAAACGGAGTGGTTTACGTTGCTATGGCAACACATTACCGATGTTACCGCGTCTCTTGCTGAGATCAATCGAGTTGCTGGAGTGACTTCTCCGATTCAGACGCAATTAGCCGCACGATTACTATTGGCAGGGGGGACGATGTCAGGTGCCATTGAAATGGCCAACAATAAAATCACAGGACTAGCCGCAGGAACATCAAACGGAGATGCTTTACGGTATGAGCAGTTAAAAATATCGGGTAGTGAATCAATTTTATTCACCACTGTTCAATTAGGATTTTGGGACATGGTTGCAACGTCTACAATTTTTGTATCTCACGGTCTGGATTACACCAAAATAATCTCATGCCACATAAAAATATTAGGAGATAGCGGTATAGGAGGATATGACCTGACATCGGCCGGGACAACGGGTTATGATTCATCTAATATAATAGCATCAAGAGATGCATCGGGACTTTTTGATAGTAGTTCGTTCAACGATCCAGCAATAAATAGGGGTGAAGCTCTAATTTTTTACCGACCTTAATATGGCATACGCAAGTCCCATGAAGATAGCAAACGGTTTAGTCTTAGACTTCACCGTTGACAATGCAGATACCGCAGCCGATACATTCCTTGGCCTCAACGCTAGCGGAGAAGTCACCAAGTTTGCCAGTGTTCCAAGAGCAAGAGTAAGTGGAGGTGGAAATCTTACCGAAGCAACCTCTTCCGTCCTTACCATCACCGGAGGAAGCGCAGCCGTATTAACCTCCGGGTTAACTATTCAGGTTAAGCAAGCCAGCGGATCTCAGGCGGGATACTTATCCAGTGCTGATTGGACAACCTTCAATAATAAACTTGGAACCTCACTTACTTCGGCTTATGTATATGTAGGCAATGGATCAAACGTAGCCACCGGTGTAGCAATAAGCGGAGATATCACCTTAACCAATACAGGTAACGTTCAAATTGTAGCTGGTGCCATTGTTAATGCAGACATCAATGCAAGCGCAGCGATCGCAGTATCCAAGTTAGAAGCCCTTACAGCCAGTCGTGTATTAGGCTCAGATGGAAGCGGCATTATTCAGGCACTCAATACTGCAACGTATCCTTCACTGACTGAATTAGCTTACGTGAAAGGCGTAACCAGTGCGATTCAAACCCAACTTAACAACCGGCTATCTGTAACGTTATCATCTCCCACCAATGGCGATGTGATCACCTACAATGGATCCGCCTGGGTAAATTCTCCATCAAGCACTGGGGTACCAACCGGAGGAACCACCGCCCAAATCTTACGTAAGATTGACAACACGAATTATAATACCGAGTGGCATACATTGGTTGCCTCAGATATTACTGATGTATCGTCTACGGCAGCGGAATTAAATAAGTTATCGGGGGTAACCACCACGTCAACTCAGTTCAATTTCCTTAATACACTAAGCGGGAATGTCCAAGATCAATTAGCCGCTAAGGTAGGGACATCCCTCACTCAGAACTATATGTTAGTAGGAGACGCGTCTAATATTGTTACCCCCTTAGCGCCAGGTACCAATGGTTATGTTCTTACTTCTGTATCTGGAGTGCCCACATGGGTAAGCCCGGGTGTTGGTGGAACAGTTACATCAGTAGCAGCTTCTGGGGGAACCACCGGAATGTCCTTCACAGGTTCACCGATTACTACCAGTGGCACCTTAACACTTACAGGAACTTTAGCAATAGCCAACGGAGGAACAGGTTTAACAGCATTAGGTACTGCTAATCAATTAATCCGCGTTAACGCTGGAGCGACAGCATTAGAGTATTTTACTCATGCATTTGGTGATATGGTGCTTGCTTCAACACAGACAAATACCGGCACAAAGACTTTCTTAGACGGAAGTTTTAAACTGCGTAACGTAGCCAACACATTTGACGCGATTTTCAGTAATACTAATACGGCTGACAGGACTTATACTCTACCAAATGTAAGCGGAACAATAGGTCTAACCTCAGATTTAGGTGGATGGTTAACAGGAACTCTTACAGCGGATCAAACAGTACTACTAAATAATAACCTTCGTTTTTTTGGAATATATGGATCCCCATCAATATCACAACCTGCTTCACTTGGTATTGGATTAGGGGTAGTTGAATTAGGAGTCGGTAGCGGGGCTGGTAATAATGGGTATTCAAACGCAAGATCGGGAATGCAGATAGGGTCTAATGATATATCTATGAAGTTTGCCTCTACCAGTTCTGGGTCATTCATTGTAACAGATGGAAAAACGACTAAGGATGGTATTAAATATGCTGCCAGTGGCTATGAAACTAATGACCTAACGTTAACCAGCAGGGGGTATGTATTAGGTGCTAAAACATACTCAGCGAGACAAACTTTTGCTAGTGGAAACGATGGAAGTATTTTATTAGGATCACATACGGCAGATCACACTACGGCTACTAATGGGGTTATGTATTATAACTCTACAGCTAATGAACTTAGAGCTAGAATTAATGGTGCTTGGGTTGCATTGGGGGCTGGTGGAGGTATAGGTGGTTCTACAGGAGCAACAGATAATTCTGTTTTAAGAGCAGACGGAACCGGAGGAGCTACATTACAAAATAGCGGATTAATAATTGATGACAGTGCTAACCTCACACTAGGAGTCGCAGCATTAGCTGGTGGCACAAGAACTTTTGGAGTAGACGGATCGGCTACAGATATAGGACTTACGATATACACCAAAGGAGCGGGTAGCTTAGAGATAGGAGGAGGAAACACAAGTCTTACCAGAATAAATCACGGAGACGCAGCTACTTCCACCGCGACCAGAATGTTATCGTTAACGAAAAGAACTTCAGGTACAGCCGCAGCCGGTTTTGGCTTAAATCAAACTTGGGATATTGAAAGCGGTTCTGGAAATCTTGCGACAGCAGTAGGATTTACAGCCACTTGGAGTGTAGCTACAGATGCATTGGAAACCAGTAGTTATGTCCTTGCTACCAGAAAAGCAGGCGCATCTTTTGATGCTTTCAGTATCAATGGAGATAATATGGCCTTGTTGTCAGGAGTTCCTGCTAACTGGCAATCTATGGAACGGGGGGTTTATCTTCCTAATAGAACAGTCGCTCCAACAACCGGTATAGCCAATGGGGTAGCCTTGTTTGCGGAAGACGTAAATAGCTCATCTGAATATTTTGTGATGTCGGAATCAGGGGCTAAAGTAAATATCTCAGGATTATTTGAACCTGTAACAGAGTCAGGAACAACGTTTACGCTTAATGAAACCCATAGAAATAAAATTGTTCTCTGTACAAACAGCGGAGCAATAACGGTAACCGTTAACACGGGGAAAGCGGCAGGATGGAATTGTATGCTTGTGGCTACTCATGCTACAGGAACTATTTCTCTTTCAGCAAGCAGCACAACAATCAATGGAGTCACAGCTACCACCGCGCAGTTTGATACGCTTTCGATCGTTCATTATGGTTCTGAAAATTACTTATCTAAATTAGGATGAATTTAAGTCTTATAAATATGCTTTTAGATGGGGGTTCTTTTGATCCTTCCCAACTTTCAAATAAAGCCTTTTGGTTCAATGCGTCCGATCCTGCAAGTGGTGAGGTTACAAGCTGGACTGATCGGTTTTTAATTGGTAATGCCGTACCCGTTGCCGCACGAAATACACCTAACAAAGTAACCGATGGAGACTTACCAGCTATTGAATTTACACGGGCTAACAATGAGATATTAAGAATCCCCGCGATTACAGGGATAGTCACTTATACCTTATTCGTAGTTTTAAAAGCTAAAGGAACTACCAACAATCAAAAGGTTATCGGGAACGGTGGAGCGTCTGACACTACTCACGGTTTTGATGTTAACATTCAAACCGACAATTTTAGAATTAACAATAGAAACACCAACACGCAGCAGCAGAAGTCATTTGCTTTTACTGACACAGCCAGCTACCACGTAATAACTGTAAAATTTCAATCGGTTAGTACAACCGCCTTAAACGCTTTCAATAGAACGGTGTTTAAGCAAAACAACGTAGTTAAAATAACCGATGGCGATGCACAACCTTTATTTACTTCCTCAGTAGGTTTTGACATTGGTAGCGATGCCGCCAATGTTAGTTTTGATGGGTACATACGCGAAATAATTTGCGTTAAGGAGTGGATGAGCGAAGCCAACGAACTTAAAGTTTATCAATACTTAAATGCAAAGTGGGGTTTATCCGTTACCACTACAATGCCATCCTATACATTCCCAGGCTCAGTAGCTAACAACTCTACAAACTGGGCAGTAGCAACATTAGGCACAGCTAACCTTGTAGGCGATGTTTTTGAGTACGATAACAGCGAAGGTGCAAGGCCGGTACTTATTGCGATGCATGGCTATACAGAATTGGCGGCAACTTTAGGCGCTGACTTTTATACCCGTTTGGCTAAGTTAGGATTCTTTGTGTTAGGCCCACAGATGCGAAGCCGAAACAGCAGCACAGGCACAAGGGATTCATCAGGGCAGGAGATTTATGACATTTACGACATCTATCAAAATGCCATATCTAAGCTTTCCACGATGGGAGTTATCGACTCAACTAAAGTTATCATGGCTGGATACTCAGGAGGCGGTGGTAATACTTACGCTTTCTTAAACAGATTCCCCGACTTTTGTCCTGCGACAGTCGTTCACTTTGGGATTTCTGATTACGGATATGATGGAACTTATTCATGGTATGTAGAAGAACCAAGCAGACAAGCACAGTTAGACACCGATGTGGGAAGTCCAAGGGCATCATTCCTGAATGAATACAGAACAAGAAATAGTTTAGAAGGTATTGCCATCAACTACCAGGGCAAACTTTTTATTTTCCACGATGATTTAGATACAGCTGTTCACCTGGATCATTCAAGCCGGGTAAAAGATGCCTATACCGCCTTAAGCAGAATAGTACAGGAAACAAAATACGGGGCCATTAATTCCGATACCGAACTGTATTACTCAGTTACAACAAACACCGATTCACCCCGATGGATACACGGCAACCCAACCGGTGCCGCGGGTATTATTTCAGCAGAGCCACAATGGACACCAACGCTATTAGCCGCACAACCTTTTGAGATACCAGCCACCGGAACGGTAAAAATTTTGGGCTGGATAAGAACTAAAAAATTCTACATTATTTTAGGTAATGGCACCGTAGCAAATAACGGTAAAACCCGAAGCGCAGAATTAACATACGATTGGACAAATAACTCTTACACCATTACACCACTACTCGAAAGTGGTGCATCTGATGAAACGGTAGCTATTACTGTTATCGGAGGAGCACACGCGGGAAAGACAGCAAGCGGAACAATTTCAACACCAACTTTATTTACCCCAGTTTAAAAGATGATCACGATATTCAACCTTCTGGGGGGATTTGGAGGAAGTTCTAATCAAATTAATGATGTATTATTTACAACTAAAATAATATATCGAAACAATGTCGCAATAGAATTAGATGCCTATCCTGTAGGTAATGTAAATATCACATCCCATCGATGGGAAATAAGAAGGATGTCCGACAATGCTCTGGTAGGATTATCCCTAAATGCAAATGCTTCAATTGACACAGTAACTACCCCTGGATACTATAAAATAAGTTATAAAGGTAAAACAGTCACCGATCAATATGTAAGACAGTGGGATGACGTAGTAGTATGGTATCCTGAATTTACAGAACAGGAAGCAGATGACGTTTACGATTTAGCCTCTGGAAACATTTATCATGATTATGCAAGTGCAAATAATACTGGTCGTAAGATTTACATTAAAGGAACTGGTACTGGATATGTTGCCTTATTGAATTTATGGGGAACAACAGGTGGATTTCAGAATTATGTTCGTGTGCAAAGAGAACATAATGAAGTTCATACAGGTGTTTCTGGTTCAGATATGATTAGTTTTGGAGGGGCTAGATATGTATTCATTGATGGGTATAATACCGATGGCACTCCGGGATGGGAAGCCCATAATCCAACAGGCGGATTGTTTGAATTTAGATGCGAAAACATTCTAGGGGGTGTAACAAATCTTCACGTAGGTGGATTAAAATTAATTAGAGATGGAGCTTCTAATGATAGAGCTAGTATTTCAATCATTCCTCCGGTAAACTCAACATATAATGCAACTAATTGGGTTTATGATAAAATGGCCATTCATGGTTGTAGTATCACCAATTCAGGAGCAGAGGGGATTTATGTCATGTACACCAACGACACTCCTCAGTCTACCTACATCCCTCCAAAAGCAAGGGATATGATAATTGCATGGAATACTGTTACGAATTCGGGCAATGATGCTATTCAAAATGCATCTTGTGTAGGCAGTACTAGGGTACACGATAATACGATTGATACATGGGGTATTCAAGGAAGTAGTGGTCATGAAGCTGCTTTTTCATGGAATGAGGGTAACTCAGGATTGTGTTATAATAACTATGCGATTAATGGGAAAATGGCCATTAGTGCTAAGTCAGGATTAACACCTTGGGACATCCAGGCTGGTCAGACAACCCCCCAAAGAGTGGCATTCTATAATAATGTATTTATAGAAGGAACCCCTCCTGCAGTGGGAGGCACAGAACCTGTATTTAGTTATTTTCAAGCTAATAATACGGGTAATTCGGCAGATTGGCCAGTGCAAATATTTAACAACACGTTTTTATGTAATAAACTAGGAATTACGTTTGCCTTCAATAGTGCAGGAGGGTTTACGATTCCAACACTAAAATTATTTAATAATATTTTTGTAAAAACAGGAGGCTCAAACGAGTATTCATATACTGGCGCAGGCACTTATCCTAGTTCTCCCGTTATTAATAATATTGTAAGATCGTTCTCTAGTTATTCAGACTTACTATTTACAAGTAGCGCTAACTTGAGACCGTCTTCATTAACATCACCAGTATTCACAGGAGCAACAGATACAGATACCTATATTTCAGGTATTGACTTTAATGATGCTGACGGATTCCCATCCTATGACGGAGCTGCTTACACTCATGGTGCTTATACAAGAGATGATCTAAAAACAATAACCCCTACAGTGGATGATGCAGCGGCAGCTTCCTTTACAGTTGCCCCAGCAGTAGGATCTCTCACATATTCTGGAGGAACCATCACCTTCCAAGCTAATAAACCGGGACTGCTTTATTACGTAGTGGTATCCAATGGAGACTCAACTCCAACCAATGATCAGATAATAGCTGGTTTAAATGCGGCAGGATCAACAGCTCTAAATTCAGGAGAAATTTTTGATGCGGGCACAGGATCTGGAGGATCAGAGGTATTTACTGATAGGAATGAGAGTACGGCTTATGACATGCACTGCATTTTTGTAACCAGAGATAATATACGACAAGCAGCCTCTACTAAAGTTGATTTTACCACCGCAGCAGATACTACTCCTCCCGTTCTTTCTGGATGGGAAGTTAGAAATGCTAATCCGAATAGATTATATTTTAACTCTAGTAAGGTAATTACAGGTACTACTTATGGAGGATTCACTATTGACCAAATACTAGGTACTACTATAACCGTTACAGGACTTACTGTTAATTCAGGACAATTAACAGATCATTATTTTTCATTAAGCGGAAATCTTTTAGCTATTGATTATCTCGCACGGATAGCCTACTCTGGTAGTGGTTCTAATATTCAGGATACAGCTTCTACTCCCAATGCATTGGCTTCTTTTGCGGCTACTGTGATAACTAACTCAATAACGTATAGTAAGAGAATAAACGTTAACATTACTTCCTTTGGTCAGAATCTTGTATCCTCTACAGCATGGAATAATGCTGATTTAGCAACCGCAGGAGTGCAGACAATAATCTCCAATCTTGACGATATTAATAATACACCAACAGGATATGCTTTTGAAATTGCAAACGCCTTCCATGCGCTTAATAATTCAGTGAATGCAACCGCGGGGACTTACATAAGTGAAGCAAATGCATTGGTAAGGGGGGCGGAATCTTATAGTAGTGGGGATGCCGCTGGTACCTTTAGATTTTCAGGACTCACAAGTGGAAAGTCTTTCGACCTTATTTATTTAATCAAAAATACTTTTGGTACTGGTGCAGGAAACATTAATGTTAACGGAGCTGGCGCAGTGGGGTACACTACTGGAACTAAAGAAGGTAAGGTGAGTGGTACAGTGAATGGTAGTGGCTATATAGATGTAGTAATGACTCAAACAACCTCTAATACCTCTGAGTGTATGGTGGCAATTATTTTAGTGGTTTATCCTTAAACAATTATATTTACCAAAATAAAATCCCCATATTATGACAGAAACAACCCAAATCAACAAAGAAAAATTAAACTTATTCGTGCTTACCGGTAAGCACTACCTCAACAGCACAAAAAAGAAATCAAGGCTATGGATGGCGGTGGATGCTATTCTCCCCAAAGCAACCAAGCTCCTTACCAGAGTTGAAAAAGAGCGCGAACTGGCCCGCGTGAATCTTTGTAAGAAGACAGCATCAAAGCACATTGAGTACGACAAAAATGGCCGTTATCAATTTACCGCTGAGGACTTCAAAATCCTTCAAGAAAAACTGGATGCCATTGACGAAGCCTTGGTAACAATTCCAACTATGATCATTCCGAAAGGAGAATACCCGGAATTAGGCCTTACCTACGATATCCGTCAGGCATTTCAGGGGATTGTTATTCCGGAGCCCGACTACAAGTTGGACGATCCCGAATTAGATGCTAAATTAGAGAAAGAAAACAAGGCTCTGGAAGCTGAGGAAGAGGAAGCCTTGGCTGAAGCCGAAGAATAATGAATATTAACCAGGCGATTCAATTAGTGCGATTCATTCTGAATAAAGACCAGAATGGAAACATTACGGGCGATAACTTCAACCTAATGGCCCCCATCGCTCAGATGTCCGTACTTCAGGATCGCCTGGGTAATATCAAGAAATATCAACCCGGAAGTCCTGTTCCAAATTATGGATTTTCTGTATCTCAGAAAGCACGGGAAGAACTCATGCCACTGATGGTAAAGCCTACTACCACAGCCGTAGCCGCTGGACTGGCCACCTATCCGGCAAATTACCTGTACTACAATACGATCGAAACGGCAGCCGGTAAATTGATCACAGAGGCCACACAGGACGAGATTGTTGAATTAAATAATTCTTCAATCACTCCCCCATCGACTACGTTCCCGAAATTCGTCATGCATAGTGATGGGTTTTATATTTATCCCACTTCGATCACTTCTATTAAAATATCTTACATCCGTAAACCCGATACTCCTATCTGGGCTTACACGATTTCTAATAACGAAGAGGTCTATGATGCCGGAAATAGTCAGGATTTTGAGTTATCAGAGACAACACATTTTGAAATTGTGATGCAAATCTTACAGATGTCAGGAGTTAACCTGAATATGCTTCAAGTCACACAATATGCTCAGGCGATGGAGGCGCAAGGCAAATGAGAACCAAATGGTCCTACGCTGAATCGGTAATCAAGGAATTGCAAAATGACTATCCGGGCCGTGATCTTAAAGTAGATCCGCGTGAGGTTCTTTTGCGGCTTGATGCCATGGTAAACCAAATGGCGAAATCTGGCTTCATTGAGAACTGGAAGATGGGAAACGGGGCTCAATTGGATGAGCAGTTTATCACTACCTGGGAATGGCTTACGATCACCGATCCGGCCAACAAACTACCCAGCTACTTCACCATACCGGCCAACTACGTCAATCTCCCCAGAAACGGAGGGATTGAACAGGTGTACTTTGAGAATTCCTTTAGTGGCAATAAAACCAGGTATTTCGATCCGGTAATCATCAAAAGTTTCAGAGATGTAACCGCCTACCGTAATAATATGGCTGGCAATCTTGAGGGTAGAATCTCAGGATACGCCAAAGGAAGAACCTTTGTTTTTGATCGCGGAGATGTAGGCACCAAATACGGACGAGCCGGAATAAGGCTTGCTATCCGAGATAGCTCTGTTATTGGAGATGATGATCCATATCCGATTCCTGCAGACATCGAACAATCAATTATTGCTGAATTGGTAGACTGGTTCCGGGAGCGCAGAAAGCAGCCAACCGATACGATTAAGGACGCAAACGATAAAGCCTGATGGAAAACATAGACCCTAAAAATCGGTTTTTCAAAGTAGCCAGTATCGTTGATCAGGTATGCATCGATCTTGATTTGCCCGTTGATAAGTACTTCAATAAGTTCTTATCCTGGGCATTGTTTGACATCACGGACCTTAAAATGGACGCGGCTAACGATGTTATCACCGTTAAGCTACCGATCTCCGAAGTCAATTCTGTTACTCTTCCGGGTGACTATGTGGATTGGGTGAAGATTGGTATTCCGTGGGGACAATACGTTAAAACCTTTGCGGTTAACAGCGACCTGAGTACAGAAGAAAGAACCGTTGGAAATCCGGAATTTAGTAAGGATTACCCTCCCGGATGGCTGCCAAACGGCACTGATATTACTCAATATGGAGGCTACGAGTTCAGCAACTACGGAGGCCGGTCGTTATTTTCAGCAGGCGGAGGACTTCCGAGCCGCGGACACTTCAAAGTAGTCGGTCGGCCAGGCAATAACTACGAGCTCCTTCTGGACGCAGGAATTCCTTCTGAGGAGATTTACATCGAGTACATCGGCCTTGGAATCAACCCTTGCGGAGAAACGGTCCTGAGCCCGTATTTAGGCCAATGGCTACGCGCAGATTTACACCATGCATGGGAGAAGTTTGCCCCACCAGCAAGACGGTCCGAGGCGGCTATCCAGCGCACAGGCCGTCAACTATGGCATGAAGAACAGAAAGTCAGGGGACGAACCAATAAATTAACCCCTGATGATGTATTGTCGGCAACGCGCAAAGGCTATCGGCTTACTAATAAAATTTAATGGCTGAAAAAGATATTCCCATATCTCCCACAGGTGGCATCAACCAGGATGACAGCTTATTCGTGCCGCCTCCCGGTTCAGGTGGAATTTCTCCTTTTGAACAAGGAGATTACCGCTATGCCCTGAATGCCCGGATAGGCTCATCCATCGAAGATAACTCCGCATCGGTAGAGAACTTTCCGTCAACTCTCCTGATTGACAACTATTGGACATGGAACGGATCCGCTTTTGTTTCCGGAAGCGCTCCGGTAGGCACCAATACAGGATTAAATAAATATGAAGACCGGGATGCCAACAAGGTTTACTGGTTTGTCCACAACAGCAACGGAGATCATCAAATTTTGATGTTTGTAAAGTATGAACGCAAGATTTATGAAATCCTCAAATGGTCTGGATTAGATTTTGACACAACCAAATTAGTCTCTTCCTGCAAAATCAATAAATACCTAATCTTCACAGACTACAATTCAAATCCTAGAATTGTTGATGTTGAAGATATTTACAAACTGAAATTCACATTAGGGGTAAATTTCAGTGAGTTTCATATCAGTTTTGCTAAGTGGGCACCTCTTATGCCTCCTTTGGTCACCGCTTATACTTCCGAAGAGAACGACTTCATGAAGGATGGAGCCTTTCAATTCTCCTACCTATACGTATATAAAGGCGGATTCAAGTCTACACTGGCTCCTCCGTCCGTTTGGGCGTCCAATAAGATACTTGGCAATTCCTACGTGTTTCAGATTGCTTTGCCGGGCTATATTTACGACAAAGAAAATGATTCATTTTTTACCCATTCAGAATCTAAATTTTACGAATTCGTAGAATACATTGAATTAGTTTATCGGGAAAGCCCAATTCAGCCCTGGAAGATATTCCAGCGCCACGAAGTAGCCGCTTCAGGAAATCAACTTTTCTATTTCAGAAATAACGGAGACATCGCTATCATTCCTGATATTCAGGGGAATCAATATGCCGATGCCGTTCCTTTCCTTTCAGGATCATGCGAAGCGATTGATAACCGCCCTATGTTTGGCGATAATTTAGATGATTTAGAGGTTCCTGCTTTTGAAGTTGAGGATGTCGAAGTTTATAGTTCTGATTTACTGGATACATGGAATGAAACTGGAGCTGGATTTTCAGGAATCAGCGCTCCCATGCAGGCTATCAAAACCGGACAGTCTTTAGTTAATCAGTTTAGTTTCAAGCCCAGGGCAATCTACAAACTGGGAATTGTTTACTACCATCATACCGGACGCACATGGCTGGCTATTTCACCCTCCAACTGGATATACCAGATACCAGCAGATGTAACGACCTCAAATCCCGTTTCTTTTGATCTATTCTATGCACTTGGATTTACTATTCCGGCAGGAATTAATCCACCAGAAGAAGCGGTAGGGTATTCCATTGTTCGCACGGATGCCTTAAATTTTGAATTCTTCCTTGAGGGAGTGTGCAATACGATCCGATACCTCGGGAAAGCAACTTCTCCCAGCGGTACTCTTGCGGTTGACTATCAGGCTACCCCCATCGCAGTTCAGTCTATCATCAACGACCGTACTAACGCAGAAAATCCATCCAATGATATTGACCTGGCTCGTATGGCAGCTACGGCCTATCGAGAGGATATTGATGTTTCAAATGTTAATCTGGCCAGTAGAATCTACTTTGAATGTAATAACTGGATAAATTCCGTTAAGGGAAATGCAGGAGGAACAAGTTCTCGTGTATCCAACGACCTGTTCTATAATTTTAAAAAAGGAGATCGGTTACGGTTTTGTAGTTACGATCCAGCAGGAGGACCAGTGCTTGCTTGGTACGATGAGGAAATAATTGAGTTTACAGGTCGCGGATTTATTGTCAATAAGCCCTCAACTCTCACCTCATTTCCTAAAATTTCGGATGCTTCCTGGAACCCCGCATTTCAGCAGATTGAAGTATATCGATTAAAGAAAGTTAATCCAGAGGATAATTTCCTGTTTTATGAGATAGGAGAATATTATCCGATTACTAACCCGGGCACAGTAAGTCGGGATTTTTCCAAGCGTGACTTCACATGGTCAGGAAAGGCTAATGTTTCAGGCTCCCTTATCGGAGACAGTCTATATCCCATTTACATTAAAATGCCAATTGTTAATGGGGATGTATGGTCTGTTTATAAGAATTTCACGTTCGACTACTATTCAGCAGCATCCGGGAAAACGGGTATTTCAAGTATTACCCGATTCACTCAGATGAACGAAAACCCGCGAAATGCAGGCGGCACATGGAACCGAAACCATGGACGCGCTTTTCCGGCTTATGAATATCTACCTACTCAGTTTCGGAAAGAAGGCCAGATTAGATTTGGCTTAAAGTTTCTCGAAGACAGCCTGTTTATTGGAATTAACACCTTCCTTGAACGAAACCAATACATCTATCCTGCAGAGTATGGACGAATCCGGTGCATGGTTAACACCAGCAACGCTCAGGTCGAATCGGTTGGAAACGTACTTTTAGTTATCGGAGAAGCTGAATCATGGTCAGTATATGTCAACCGTACAACGCTGGAAGATTTATCCGGCCGCTCACAGGTATCCATTTCCGATAAGGTTCTGGGCTCATACAATACTCTTTTAGGCAGCCATGGCACCCTAAATCCGGAATCTATGTCTAAGGAATCCGGCATGGTCCTTTGGTGGAATGCCAAACGGGGAATCTGGATTCGTTATAGCCGGGATGGTCTTACTGAGATAAGTAAGTACGGCATGAAGAACTGGTTCAAGGATTTAGGTGATCTCCTCAATCAGTACTACTATTCAGGCACCGCTCCCAAAGTAATTAGTGTGTTTGATGACTACCATGAAGAATGGCTAACCTACATCAATCACTCATCCTTACCAGGCTCCTTCAAGGGATATAGTTCCTACAAGTGTGCATCCTTCGCAGAACGCAATGCCGACAAACGTTGGAAGTCAATCTGGGATTATAGTCCTGATCTGTTCGCATCTATGGATAACGAAGTGTATAGCATTGTTGGCAGCACCATTCAGATTCATGAGCAAGGAACGGACTTTGGTTCAGTCTACGGAGTGAAGAAAGATACCATCCTGGAACTGGTTGCCAATCCGGAATATCGGAAAAACAAGACATGGAGATCGGTTGCACTTACTACTTCAGATAAGTGGGAATTTACTTCCATCAAAGGCGACTGGAAAAGCAATTCAGGAACCCGCCAGCAAACGGAAATACTTTTGGCTCAATTGCAGGCAAAGGAAGATACGTACTGGGCATGGATACGTAGAGATGGAAACTCGCCTAATTCAGCAACGTTTGAGGAAGGTGTGGTGAAGGGAAATTCAATGCGCAGCAAAACCTTGTTGCTCCAGATAAAACTGGATCCGACCATTGATTACCTAAGCTTATTTCACTGGTTGAATGTAAGCTACGATGACAGCGAAAAGAATGTAAAAAATTGAGTTAAATTGCATAAAATATAAGGTTATGGCAGCAAAAGATTATTTCGGTATGCTAGCAGGAGGCGCACCATTCAGCGGAGGGCCTAATAAAAACCTGAAAAAACAAATTGACGAACTGATTAAAAATCGTCCTGAGTACACAATTAAGGACGAAGCCTATCAGAATCAAGCGCTCGCTAAAAATCAAGCCTTCGGACGAGATCGCGGAATTCAACAAGCCGAGGATAACATCCAAACGCAAGCCGCAGACGCAGTAGGTCAGGCACAACAAGTAAGTGGAAGTTCCAACGCAATTTTAGATACCATTGCCGGAATTACTGGCAACGCCAATAACAGCCTCCGGAGTTTAGGAATTGATGAAGCTAATATTCAATCCGGTCGTATGCGCGATCTGTATGGTGCCAATAACGCCATGATTGATGAGAAGGATAAAGAATGGAACTTCAATGTGAACGAACCATACCAGAATCAAATTCAGGAGCTTCGGAATCGCAGAAAAGCACGACAAGAGAATTTCTTCAAAATTTTAGATACCATCGGTGGACTTGGCGTTAGTGCCGCTACCATGAAAGCGTAATCAATGGCATACCGCGAATTCCGTAATGAAGCCACCTATGAAGCCCCTCAGTTTGAGGGAATGCCTCGTACCCTTGCAGCGTTAGATACGGCTAATCGGATTAAGGCGCAAAGAGCAAATGTTGATCGTCAAGAATTAGAAAATCTTAAAAAGATCAACCCTGTAGCTCCGTATGCTCAAACGGTAAAAGAAGTTATTGATGACGTGTCTGTAATTGTTGAGGGGTATAACATGATTAAAAATGACCCCAAATTAAAAAGTACTTTACTTCCCAGGTTACAGGTGCTTCAATCAAATACTGAAGGTAAAATAGCAAGAGCTAATACAATAAAAGGATCAGTAGACCGACTCAAAACGCAGATTGCTCAGTCTCAAAATGATAATAAAAATTTCAAGCCAGATGTTATCAATGATAAATTAACTGAGATTGAAGATCCCACATTAACTTTGGATGAGCGTGAGGCTAAACTTAATGAAGCCGTTCAGCTTGCGCAGAATCCATTACTGACATTCAATGTTAATAAACGAGCAAAGGACTACGTTGATGAACAGGGTCAGATTGAAGAGGGTAGTGACAATACTTATGCGTCTGGTGCCCAAAAACAAAAATCATCAAAGGGAAAATTCTTTGAAAATGGAGTGAATAAAATTGGCCCGAAAGTAGTTGAGAACTTTCTTAGTGATAAAGACACCAATCGGTACTACGATGCTGTAGTGACTCAAAAAATTGCAGAGGACTATAAAAAAATTGCAGCAGGGCAAATTGATGAGATACCTGATACTAAGGATGGTTTGACTTTAAAGGTAATGATTCAGATGGCTGAGGGTACAGGAGGTCAAACTCCTGATCCTTCCATGAAGGAAGCAGCCATTAATTTCATGAAGGAGATGCCTGAATTAAATCCTATTGATAAACGAACGCCCTTTGAGATAAAGTCTGATTTAATAATTCCTGAGTTAAAGAGATATGAAGCTATATCTAACAAGAATTCAGCAGATTACTCCAAGAGTAATCCATGGAATAAATTTTCATCCAGCGGTTCTGTAAACACCAATATGCAATTCGCTCAAGGCCACATACCTAATCATGGGCCATCTGTTGTTGCCGTAACTAAGACAGGAAATGTCCCCAGCGCAAAAGCAGCTAATCCAAGTGGAGTAGTAAGGAATTCAATTACGGGTAAGACTTCTAAAATAGGTGGAGCTGGCGCTGATGTATCGGTCGTTGATTGGTATTACGGAGTCGTGGATAAAAACGGAGTGCCTATTAATATTCCAAGCGAAGATACAGAACAGGCTATTGAATATATTAACGCTGCTCCTATACAGGAGGTTCGCAATTGGAGTGGTGCTTTTCCTGTAGCAAGAGGGTCAATGCTTAATAAATCAAACATTATTGACGCCAAGCAAAAACTACAAAAAGTAGTCACGGATTTAGAGAGAAGAAAAGATAACCTGAGCGAAGTTGAAAAGGGCGACCTTTATGAATTGTCTAAACAGTTAAATGAAGAAGATAATCCCGATTTTTCTAATGAAATAGTTCAGTCATATTTGAAGGATATAGTAAGCAACGTCACCTATAAAATGGATGAAGCAACAGCCACATCTTATGAGGCACAAACAGGTATCAATCCATTATCTAAAAAGGCGATGACTCCTGATCAGAAGGCTGTTAAAGAAGCGGTCGATAAACGTATTCGAGGATTAGCGGAAGAAGAAAAAAGAGTTAAGGAACAAAATGAAGCTATCCGAAAAGCAGGACTTAATCCTGAGCAAAAACAAGATGCACAAGTTCCTGAGATGGGGCTACAAAAGCCAAAAGGTGAGCAGAAACCTAAACCTAAAGTTGCATCACAGACAGAGGTTGATAAATTACCAAAAGGCACTACCTTTATATGGACTGACGGCAAGGAGTACGTCAAAGAATAATGGAAGAGTTATTAACTACAGAGCCCGGACCTCCTAAAGGCGCAAAGCCCGTAAACGGTATTGCCAAAACCATCGCTCCTCCTGTAGGGGCAAAAAAAAAAGAGGATACCGTAAGCGAACCAAGCTCCAACGATGGTTCGACTCAAGCTGGTTTGGACGTTTCTCAAGAGCCTGGGCCAAAGGGAGCCAAGCCTTCAGGAAAGAGTACAGAAAGTAAAGAGCAAGAACTATTTAATCGTTATTCTGCCGATCTTGAAAAAGGATTACTTGATCTGTATTCTAAAAAATACAAAACTGAAGAGGACGACTTTATTAAGAGTATAGGTGGCTTTAAAGAACCTGATTTAACCAATAAAGACGAGGTAGATTCTTATAATAAAAAAGTAAATCAATTAAAAGAATTTCAGCAAAAACGAGGCAAGGAGATAGATGATGAATTTAAAAATCATTATGAGACATCTACCAAAAGTGCCTTAGAGAGATTCAATAAAAATGCTATAAAAAAGGCTGAGAGGGCAACCGAGAAATCTCCTGCATCGCCTTTTGTTGAAGAACTTAAAAATGCTCCTCGTCCTATCTCAATTAATCCTGAAAAGGACGCCAGAAAGATAGTATCACAATTCCAAACTGAAATTACCGGTAAGCCTGAATCTCAGGGATTGGTGCAGGATGCATATTTAGCCGCAAGTAATGTACCCGGTGCGATAAATAAAGCCTTTGTTAGCGGGATGGCCGCCACGCCCAAAACGGTAGCCATGTTAGCTCAAAAATTAGATCAGCTAACTGGAATGCCTGCTAAAGGAATAGAAGAATATGCAACATATCAATTAGGTGAGTATGTTGAAAACAAAGCAAAAGAATTAGGCTTAACTGTTCTTCAAAATCCAGACTACGCAGGATTTATGACATCTACCTTACCTCAAGCGGTAGGGTCAATGCTATCAATGATGCTACTTGGAGGAAGAGGAGCAACCACGAACCCTTTTGTTACTCAAAGTATAGCAAAGCAGGCCGCAACGACACTTACATCTAAAACTGCTATGGTTGGGGCAATGCAGGCAAGCGTTCCTGAATTTGAGGCCGCAAAAGCGGCTGGTAAAACAGATGAAGAAGCGTTTAATGTGTTCTTACAAAATATTCCTGGTGGTCTTACTGAATCTGTTCAGATGGCAAATATGTTTGGTCGTCTTAATCGAATGACAAACAATGGGCTTATGAATGCGATTAAGCTAAGTACAGCCAACGGTTTAGAGGAAGCATCTCAAGAAGCAATTCAACAATATCTAACCAATAAAGTTGCGCAAGGCAGTTATGATCCTGAGCGTGATCTAAAAGAAGGAATGGGTGAAGGTGCTGGAGCTGGTTTTATTGTTGGATTTGTCTTGCCCGGTGCGATTGCGGCTATGGATAAAATGAGTCCTGAACAGAAGACGCAGACAAAAGCAGTTCTTCAAAGAATGCTTGAGCAGGGGTATTATATAAGAACACCTCAATCATTCAGTAAAACTATTAAGTCACCATCTCAAGTCGTATCCGAAGCCCGCACTTCTGTAAAGAGTGCTGATGATACGCAAGGCGCTGAGGCGGCCGCTGAAAAGATATTGGAAACAACGCAGGGGAATCAACAACCGAATATTACTGATACAGCGCAAGATGAACCAACTTCATTAAGAGGAGTTAAATATTCCGATATAATAGTCGGAGATCAAAGGCTTGATGACATCTTGGATGAAAATAATTTAACCAATCTTGAGAAAGATAAAGTAAGAGATATTTTTTCTCGTGGAGTTGATTATTTTAAATTTGACAAAGAAGGAGAACAAAGATTTCAGGAGAAATTTGCGAACCCCGAAGATATTACTGATGTAACTGAGGCTTTACTCACTGGGTTAAGCGCAGCAAAAGAATCTGCTTTTAACTTTTATAATCAGAAGAATTACGACAATGTAAAAGATGCCATTAATTACATCATTCAAAATCCCAACGAGTATTCTTCTAATGTTGTAAAAGCAGTAAGTAAGATAAAACAAAAATTAAATAATTCATCATCAATGAGTAGACTATACGCTATTGATGTGATGAAGGAATTAGGAATTAAAACGCAATCCCCTAACGCGACAGAAGGGCAAGACCAAAATCTCCAAACCGATGGCAAAGAAAGGAACGGGCAAGGGCGGCAAGAAGGGCTGTTAACCCAAGAGACCGGAGGATGGAAGGCTGGCGATATTATCCCAGCTAACTATCCCCAGCCGGAGCGTGTCATCAAATCAATTGACGGTGACCTAAGCGAAACAATGGTTAAGGTTACCTTTGAAGATGGTACTCAAGGTGCTATTCAAAAGAAGAAGCCATCTCCGGTTGTGGAAGAAAAATCAGTAGAAACAAAACAGTCTACTCCCGATCAGGCACTTAGTAAATACGAAAATGATGAAAAATATACCATTGACGATTTAGTAGACGAACTTGAATCATCGGATAATCCTAAAATTCAGGAAGCAGTTGCTAAATATCGGGCCGATGTAAAAGAAGGATTAGAAGTGTGGGGCGGACGTGAAGATTCTGAAGCCAGGGAGACCGGATTCGTTAATGAGATCAGGAAGATCACATCTCCCCAACAACAACCAAACCCCGACATCACCACCGTAGGCGACAACTACGTTAAGCGTGACAACCGTTGGTTCGTGAAAGACGCAGAGGGTATCGAGCGGCCATTGATTTCCGATAATCCGAACAAGACGATAGAGGAACAAAATACAGAGTTAGCTCAAGCGAAGGAATTAAAAACTCAACTTGAATCCGAAACTCCTGTTAAAGTTGATCTGAGCCCAACGGGTAAAAGCCGCATTGCGGAAATGGAGGCGCACACACCTGAAGGCCGCGTCCGCAAGTGGTTATTTGGTGGAGGTCAATTATTGTGGAATAGTAAATCCCAAGGTGAAGGGAAGCCTACACTGAGAGGGCTTAAAGATGAAACTGGCTACAGTAACAAGGAGCGTCAGGATATAAAACAATATGTTCATGATACGAATGGTGTCAGCGTAGAGCAAGCAGCAGAGCAATTAGCCGCGCAATATCAGGATCGCTCACCGCAGGAATATCGAAATGCCATCATTGAAGTATTTTCAAGTGATCCTAAAAAATGGTATGAGCAACAAGTCCGTGACGAGGATCCGGAATATGCTTTACAAGAAGAACAACGCTTTCAGGAAGCCGGTCAGTTAACCGAGCAGATCAAACAACTTGAAACACAGGAAGAAGGAGTAAAAGAAATCAACCAACAATTATATGAAAACGAGAGAAGAGTTAATTACGGCAGCGCGGCAACGGAAGGCCAAACAGCAGGAGGACAAGTGGCAAGCCCGGGAAGTGGAGGCCAGGCGCAAGTCCAACCAAGAGAGAGTATTCGAAAAAATAGGGATGCGAATAAAAGTAAGCAAGCCCTAGAAGAACTCAAGTCCAAGAACCTTACCCATGTCCCCGGGTTAGGCATGGGTGCAAATCAGGCGAAAGGAACGTACATCTCCACCGAAGAACTAGGAAATCGCTACGAGAGACGAGGTACGCCTGTTAAGGTTAAAGTCAACATCCAGAATCCGTTCGTATCTGAAGGCAATGAATTCTATGATATCCAGCGGGAAATAATTCAGTCACGCTTTGGTAAGGAGAAAATCGAAGACCTAACTGAAACAGAATCAGATTTACTGGCTGAAATGGTCACCGAACACTTTACCACAGAAGGGTTCGATTCTATCTACATGCCTCAGTCAGAAACGCAGGAAGGCGAGCTGATCGTATTTGATCGCAGTAAGGTCACCATCATGGATGATGCGAGAATTGAGTACGAAAACGCGGTCCATGAATCTACCCAGACTACCTTACAGTTAGAATTTATTCCTGATTCGGAGTTTCTGAAAACGGATAAACCGATTGAATTACGGGAGAAACAAAAGAAAATTCGAAAGGACTTGGCCCGGTTGAATCAACTTATAAAGTGTCGATAAGATGGCAGAGTTAGAAGACGAAGAGTTTGAGAAATTGTTGCTGGAGAAACAGCACCGCGAGATGATTTCGTCTTTGCGACTAATGGTAACCGCTCTTGAAAAGGTAGGCTCATCCGATGCTTCTATAATCAGGGCTATTCAGCAAAACAGTGAGAGTGTCATTGAGTTTGTTAAAAAAATAGCCGAACAAAAACCCGCACAACTCCCCGAAATTAATCTGAATCAGGATCAGGTCATCACTGAAATCAAAAGGTTATCCGACCAATTGGTGCCGTTTGTAGAAGAGTTAAAATCACTTTCCGTCAAATTCAAAGAATCGGTAGAAGCCATTCAGAGCAAGAAACCAACGGAATGGGAGTTTGTTATCGACCGGGGGTTCAGCAACCGCATCGAGAAGATCACCGCAAAACCAAAATAATTTGTAAATTTGATAAATCTAAAAATATGCCAAAGTCAACATCCGCATCCAACTCCATCTTAGCATTGATTTACAACGCTACAGCATGGGCCAACATTGCTGATAATGCAGCATCTTCGCCAATTACCAGCATTTACATAGCCGCTCATACAAGTAGTCCTGGCGCTTCCGGTGGACAAGCCACTAACGAAACAGCCTATACCAACTACGCGCGTGTAGCAACAGCAAGAAGTACCGGAGGAACAGGATGGGCCGCTCCATCGGCAGGAGCAACGTTGAATAATGGACTTATCCAATTACCTCAGTGTGGTGTAACAGGTGCAACGCTTACTCATGTAAGTACAGGAAGAGATAGCGCAGGAGCGGGATTGATTTTCCATTACGGGGCATTGAATAGTTCGTTGGCGGTATCTAACTTGATCCAGCCGCAATTTGCCGCAAGTGCGCTGACCGTGACCGAGGCGTAGTATGATCGACATCTTAGGATATACCTGTTCAATCTGTAATGCCGATGTAAGGGTTGAGGGTACTATTGACCCCAAGATAACCTGGTCATGTGGGCATGATGGAAATATTGTTCATGCGAACTTGAAAGGTCGGTTGTTTGGATTGAATCAGATTGAAAATGGAGTATTAGAAGAGAAAGACATTCCTGCAATGCACCGGGATAATTTCATTAAAGAGTATCCTTTGGAGAATGGCAAATTCAGAATAAAGAATTGGTTTGAATACATTGATAAGTTTCATCAACAGTCTAAAGTAACCATGTGATGAAAAGTGTACGGGAGATGGTAGATTGTGAAATTGAAGGCCGGGTACGAGAGTATCAGTGGGTTAAGACGCCATCTCAAACAACGACAGCGAGATTGTGGTTTGATCTTGCGTTAAGTCCAGGTAATCCACCGGCCAAATTCTATTTTGATGCGCCTCCCCTTATCGCTAAACAAATTACTCAAAGTGCGGATGGAGGAATATTTCATGGATCAGCCGTTACGCCTTACAGTAAATATCTTAGACGTAGTATAACATTATCACCAAGCGCTACGCCTATTCCTATGAGAATGATCTTATTAGATTATCTGTTATACTATCCTACGATTGATGATTCTGTGACCGATCCTCAACTAATGGATAATACGGTTACGCTTGGAAGATACACCACAGGCGAAGGTGTTCAAATGATAGCCGTTTCCTTAGCGGGAAGAGTAGGCGGAGCAAGTTTCACGGTTAGCTACACTAACTCTGAAGGTGTTGCTGGCAGGACCTCTGAAATAGTTTTTCAAAACTCATCCGCTGCTATAGGAACAATCTTGTACAACGGAATTAATAATAATATTTCAGCCATGCCCTTTATCGGATTACAATCAGGTGACAGGGGTGTTAGAAGTATAGAAAGCATCACGATGATTACTCCCGATGTGGGGTTATTTGCTTTGGTGTTAGTTAAGCCTATTGGAACTACCCTGATCAAAGAATTAGGATCACCCGTAGAAATCGACTACTTCATTCATAAGAATGAAATGCCAAGAATCTACGATAATGCGTTTTTAAATTACATCTGTCTGCCTAATGGATCGCTTTCAGCTATATCTATTCAGGGGGATTTAAAAGTTATTTGGGATAATTAAAAAATACAACTATGCCTGGTTTTGCAAGTGAAGATCAATTTTTACAAGCCCTCAGCAATGGACAAGTATTCAATGCTGAATGGGGTAAAAACTTTAACCCTACCGCAGCGGCCGTAGCAAACGAGTGGCATACGCTATTCAGAGGTGCAGGTAATCCTGGCGCTGATGCGATCTTTAATGCGGGTACTAACTTACTGTTTCAGGCGGTGAAGGATAATACCGCAAGCGCAGGAGCAATTCAACATGGCGGAAACGTACAAGCTTCGAATTTCTATAAATACTTAATGAGTGGTAGTGCCGTTAGCGCAGCAGCTACTGTAGTACCGGGATGGTTAGCACTTATTGATGTGATTGGATTTTATCGTGTCACTTCAGTAACAACAGCAACCGCGCAGGGAACTACCAACACGCTATCTCAGTCTGATACTTTCACGGCTAATACTGATGATACGATGACGTATTCATCAACAGCTAACATTCCTAGTAATATCTTAACGGGAACAAGAGTACGATTAACTACAACCACTACATTACCCGCACCATTAGCAACTGCTACCGATTACTATGTAATCCGTCTTACGGATTCAACTTTCTATCTGGCAACATCCTACGCAAACGCCATTGCGGGAACGAGAATTGATTTAACGACAACGGGAACTGGAACACATACAATCACATGGTTGCTTCCACGTTATACCAATGGGGCCGGAGTTCAGGCAATATTCTTTAATTCAAACGCAACGGCTATGGGTGCCGCTACACCTAACTTATCATTAGGATATACAAATAGTGCTCAGGCTACATCAAGAGCAACTCCAACAGTATTGCCAATTGGAAAATCAGCAGCATCTAATAGCCATATTTTATACACCGGAGCAACTGGTACAGGTAAATATAATTTTACGGTACCCCTACAAGCGGGAGATGCAGGCATCGCTGAAATAAACACGATACAAAATTCTGTCTCTTATGTATCGGGTGAATACTCCGTAGCGCTTATTAAAGTACTAGGTAAATTTCCTTTATCCACTTTGGGGCTTGCATGTGAACGTAATTTCAAATACGAATTCCCATCACTGCCGAGAATTTATGATGGGGCTGCTTTGTACTTCTTATGGGGATCAGGCGTAGCTACCCCTGCCTCAAGTGCATTCTCTGGTTCGCTTAACTTTATATGGAACTAAAGTGCTACTCAGTAATTACAGTGCCGCTTATTTTGCCTCCTGTGGCCGCGAGATAGGAGCGCAGGGAGGAATAAATAATCTGTTTACCTACTACAACGCAGGTACCGCAAGGGCTTTTTATACGGGGGATCATGTAATTACAAATCAAACAGATAAAGCCAATCTACCTTCAGGCAACCGTCAGCCTTATGCTTATGTATGGGCACCAAAAGCGGGGGAATTATCCTCTACTACGTATATAAGCGGAACTGGCGAACTTGTAGCAAGTGGAGCATTAGGATATGGCATTGATGCGAACCTAACAGGAGATGGAGATATTACCAATGCAGCATTAGGATTAATTGTATCAGCAGCAGCAAGTCTTACTGGTAATGGAGATATTACCGGGGAGTTACTAGCCTTCCTTAATGGATCCGCTACACTTGATGGAGTAGGCGATTTATCCGGTGACTTAGGGGCTCTTGCTGATTTATTAGCCGCCATTTCAGGATCAGGAGATTTGGTTAGTGCCATATTAGCGAAAGGTGAATTGTCGGCAGATATTGTAGTCACAGGCACCGGACTTACCCTGGAGAACGTAAGAGAGGCTGTATGGTCCGCAATTGCTTCTGAATTTAACGAACCCGGCACGATGGGTAACAAGATGAATAGTGCAGCCAGCGCGGGTGATCCATGGTCTACATTACTTCCAGGTTCGTATGGAGATGGAGAGGCGGGTAAGATACTTGCCCAGATTCAAACTTTAGTTGATGAGCTTCATAAAATTCAGGGACTTAATATTGATGCCCCCGTTACAATTACTCCTACATCCAGATCAGCTACTGGGATTGATATTGTAATAGGCGGAGACGGAGAGACAATTTCTACACTTGAACGGCAATGAGTTTAGTGGGTATATATAAAATTACATCTCCATCAGGTAAAGTCTATATTGGACAGAGTTGGGATATACATAATCGTTTCAAAACATATAAATGTAATCCTAATAAAAAACAAAGTAAGATATACAACTCAATTCATAAGTATGGCTGGGATGCCCATACTAAAGAAATACTTATAGAGTTAAAATCTGATACAACTCAGAGCAATCTTGATGATTGGGAAAAATTCTACATTAATTTTTATAGAAGTTGTGGGTTTTCCATGTTGAATATAAGAGATGGCGGATCTAGAGGAAAGCATAGCGCAGAAAGTATAGAGAAGATGAGGGGCCGTAAGGCAACAGAGAAACAAATCAATGCTAACAAAGGCAATAAATATGCTTTAGGGGTAAAGAAAACAGATGAACAGAAAGAAGCTATATCGAATAGACTTAAAGGAGTTCCCCTTCATCCCAATACGATAATAGCATCCATTAATTATAATAAAGGCAGAAAGCATACAAAAGAACGTATAGAGAAAAAGAGAATCTTTATGATCGGGAAAAAACATGGATTAGGCCATAAGTGGTCAGCCGATGAGAAGAAAATGATTAGCGAAAGGATGAAGGGGAAGAAAAATAGTCTTGGGTATAAATTAACAGAAAATCATAAAAAAATAATATCAGAAGCTAACAAAGGGAAAAATATAAGTCAAGAATTACGAGAATTAAGTCGTAATAGAATGATTGGTAACAAACTTGGTTTAGGCGGTAAGTCATCATCTAGAAAAGTTAAATGCCTTAATAATGGGGTTGAGTACGAGTCGGTTAGGGCTGCGGCCAAAGAACTTTCTATTAATGAATCTCATATCCCACAAGTTTGTAGGGGAAAAGAAAATCATGTTGGCGGTTATAAATTTACCTACGCATGAGTTTAAATTCCTTAAAAATAGCCAGTGACGGATACTTAAAACGGACTACGAAAGCAGCCCTGATCATTGCTGTTTCGGGTTATTTGAACTTTGGAACAACGCCTCCAATACCCACACAATCCCCTATTGCATCTGAAATCACAGGCGGAGGCTATCAGGACGCAACACGAAGACAACAATTAAACGAGCAGGATGAGCAAGAAATATTGTTAATTTGTGAAGCGTTTCTACGATGCCACTCATAGACTGCATAAAGGCCAGCAACCTGGCAACCGAACCCGAAATCGAAGCCTTAACCTCGAAAGTAAGCGCCATGGTTCAAAAGGGCGTTCCTGAAATCGAAGCTGAATACACCGTTAAAAATGAATTCATCAACGATGTTTATGAAAAACTTAACAAGGACTTAAACGCGGTCAAGAAATCTGCAGGCGTTAAAACTTCCAGAATTGACAAGGTTGAGCCACCGAATTTCAAGGAGCCGCCACCAAAGAAAGAACAGGGCGAAGAACCACCACCAAAGCCACGCAACTACGCGATTGCCGATCGTATCCTGAATAGCGATGCCAATGAAGCTATCAAGCGAGGCATCAAAGAGAAAGGCGCTTCCTACGTTCCTAAAGGGCTTGATATCACATTGGGCGAGGCTAAGAACCTCATTGAGTTATATGGTGACAAAGCCGATGGAATTGTTCGGGATTTAACCAATGGCTTAACCTGGGATACGCGCACTGCATTAACCGCCAAACTTTACGAGAAATATGTAGAGGAGGGTCGTAATGAGGAGGCTGTTAATATCGCTATGTGGCAGGCAGAACAGTCATTACAAGCCGGACGCGCCAGTAACGCAGCTAAGATTTGGAAGATGATCACCGAAAGCGGTGAGGAAAATATTGTTCTATCGATCGAGCGTGAACGTCAGGCACAGCGGGATCAATTGATTGAGCCCGTAGCAAAGGAGTTACAACAAACCCGCGAGCAGATTGAGGCGGAGATAAGGAAGCAGGTAGAAGCCCGGGTTCAGAAAGAGGTTGGTGATCGACTGAAAAAAGCTAAATTAATTACAAAGGAGAAGCGTAAGGAAATTGCTGATTTCTTTGACGGGCTCAAGATTGATACGAAGAATAAGGGAATGATGAGCGCTTCAGTCATCCCTGGTATTACACTGCTCCCGCATGTATGGAATGCTTCCGTTGATATTATGAAGCAGGCAATCCTTACCGGAGCGGATGTAGCTAATGCAATTCAGGCAGGGATTGATTACATCAAGGCTAATCAAAAAGAAGCCATTGATGAGGAGAAGTTCAAGGAATTCATGGCTCCGAAACTGGAAGCCATTGTTCCCAAAGAACCTGTTAAACGCGAAGGTATTGATGATGAGAAAATCAAAACTCCTAAAACGCTCAAGGGTCGCAAGAAGAAAGAATTCATTGATGAAGTTATTCAGGCGTACAACGAGGGTAAATTAACCGATAAGAAGTTTGAGGAAATTTATGCTGGTAAGATGGGCTTCAAGGAGTTTACTGAAGCCGATCGAAAGCGCATCCGGGAATTAGCTAAAACAATCAGTGAGGCGGAAAAATTTGAAAATGTTCTTCGGGAAGATTTTACCGATGAGAATATTAATAAATACAAAGACCTGATCAAACAAGCGAAGCAAGCCAACAACTTACTTCAGGAGTTTGCTCAGGCACCAGCCAGCATTGAGGATACCCTGATCAGTATCATGCAGGGGAATTTATTGTCTCCACTCTCCCAGGTAGCCAACATCTACTACAACGTGAATTATCAACCGTTGCGATTCATGAGTATGTTAGGGGGATCATTTGTGGATTATTCATTATCTAAACTCGCTAAAATAGGATTGGCTAGTAAGGCCATGGAAGTCCGTACCATTGATCCGATCGCTTTACAGAAAGGATACTTCAAAGGTGGGTGGAATGGCGCCATTGAAGGAGCGCAACAAGTCGTTACCGGAGTTGATCAGGATCCGCGTAGCCTTCGGGAGATACAAACGAATTTCAGCCCAGTACGCGCTATCCAAAGATGGTCCGACAAGAATCGTAGCGCAGCACAGAAAGCCAACGACTACGTAGAAGGAACGCTGGGTATTCCGGCAGAGGCAATGTTTCGGTTGCTGAACCTGGGGGATAAACCTTTCCGGAGGGCGGCAGAGATGGCGAAGGCGATGGAGATGGCTTCCTTGAGAGGATTGAAAGGCAACGATTTATTAAAGTTTCTGGTCGTTCCTGATCCGGAATCGGCCGCCTTAATTAAGCAAGCCGGAGATGAGGCCACGTTTCAACAGTCGGAAGGATTTGGAAAAAAGATTCAGCAATACATTACCGACTTCTTAAATACGATTGCGAAGATACCCTACGTAGGTAAGCCCGCCAAGGTTCTATTAAAATCTCAAATTCCATTTGTTAAAACACCATGGAACGTAGCCGCAGAAACATTACAGTATGCAGCGCCTCCGATCACGATGGCGATAGGCATACGTCAGATTGCTACAGGCAATAAGCGAGGGGGAAGTATTATGATTGGAAAAGCTATGGTTGGTGCTGTGATTCAAATCGTAGCCTATCAATTATTTATCAAGGGGTTACTGACCGGGGATGATGATAAGGAAAAGAAGAAACGTGACTTTCAATTTGATAATGTGCCGCCACCTAACAGTATTAACACAACCGCCATCGCACGAGGACTAGCGGGGCAGGGATGGGAAACAAAGGATGGCGATATTTGGTCTCCTTATACCAAGATGGGGGTTACAGGAATTTTGTTTGATCACTACTCCAATACATACAAAGAGCGAGTGGCCAACAACGAACCTTTACTAGACGTAGACGCCTACTTGTCAGATATGATTACTTCCGGCCCTAAAGTAGCCAGTTCATCGCTTGATCAGACGTTCTTACAAGGTACCAGTAAGTTACTGGAGGCAGTGAAAGACGGAGGAAATAAAAAGACTACCGACTGGATTATTACTACCACAGAAGCAGTCGGATCGATCGTTTACCCCAATACCCTTGCCACTATCAGTAAGGCATCCGATGAATACTTGCGCGATGTTCAGGACGATTCATTCTGGAAAAAACTAGGGAATGTCTATCAGAACAAAATGTTTATGGGTGACGCCTTGCCCGCCAAGGTGAGTATCTGGGGAGATAAGGTAACAGGGAATCCGGAAGGACGTAATAAGTACGTGTATTATCTGTTTGATCCTACTAAATTCAAAGAGGTGAGCACAGATGACTTTCGATACAAATTATATCAAGACTTCAAGAAAGACTACGATGCCGATTGGCTTCCCGGTGCCCCATCTAAAACAATCACTGTAAAGGGTGAAAATATTAAACTTGACGGCACTCAGTACGAGTTACTTTCTACCTATGTAGGCCAGGAACGCAAGGATATGACACAGGCCTATATCAATTCCAAATCCTATGAGCGAGCCAGTGATGCCGATAAGAAAGAAGAACTAAAGGCTATTTATCGGGATGCTTCAGAACTAGGCCGTGAACGGTTCATGATTGACATGGGGTACACCGTAAGCCGGATGATTCCTTTGGAGTTAGAACAAGCAAATCGGAGGATGCAACGGAAGCAAAATAAGTTCAAACCTAAGTAAGCAAATTTATCCTTAAATTTACCTAACAAAACCCATCGCCATGATCAACCAGAATCTAGTCAATAACGAAGTTAAGGTCGAGCGAATCACCACCGGTACAACCCATCCGTACCTGGGAGCGATCCCTACCAAGGGCACCATTCCGCTTGCTGAAACACTTACCGGCACAATCACTACCGATAATGCAGGAGCTTCCGCAGGACTGATCGTTCTGGGTTCAGGAACCATATTTTTGACCGAAGTCTATCCGGGTGATTTTATCTACGATGATGACGCAGCCATCCGCAAGGTAGTAGCTGTATTTTCCGATACCATGCTCGAATTAGAGGAGAAATTCCCTGCCAGTGTATCCAGCATAGCCCTCAAGGTGCCCAAGCGCTCTTATTACAAGGCTATCACGGCTCGTTCTTCCGGAACCGTAGACGCAGAATTACAGGAGTCTTCTTTTGTTATTGGCTCCAGTACCGTAACAGGAGGATCTCCTTTGGCGTATGATGCCAGTACAGCGAATTCAGAAATAGAATTCACCTGTTCTAAATAATGGTCAATAAACACCATACCAAGGTTTTTATCCTAAAGCCTGATGGCACAGAAGTACCCCTTGCTCAGTGGCAGGAGGAAAATGGCTACGAGGTAGGAAGTGCCCGCATTGCCAAACATTTCTGGTTTACGGAATCTAAGTTTTTAGAGAACATTCAAGACTACGGAAAGTTAGTAGTTTGTGAATTACTCATGAAAGTAGCCGATAAGTACCGCGACATGAAATCCGCTTCCGTTCGGGTTAATTCATTCAACCGAAGCCGGGAAAAACAAGAACAATTGATCGCTGATGGATTTAAGGCCGCAGCAGTATCTCCCCATGAATTTTACCTGGCTATGGATGCCGATACAGATACGGAACAGGAAACCCGGCTCAATGCAGCCATGATCCGGGAGGCCGCCAAGCAGTTGGGGATTAAGATAAGAATTGGATTTGAACAATATCTCGCTGATAAAAATACGTTTGTGCATTTTGACTGCGCTCCAGAATATTTTGCGCCAGGTAAACCGTGGCATCATCTCAATCATCCGCGTCAATGGGAAACTGAAAACCAATGGTAATACTACAATCTTTAACAGGTTCATTAACTCCAGACGGGGCTCTTTCCGGAGACTACGCATTAGGATTGGCTTTTGGCGTCATTGGATTTTTATTGGTAGCTGTAGCCACCTTAGTAGGAAATTATTTCATTTCAACACTCAAGGGCATCAAGGAGGAGATTAAGAATGTGCATACCCGAATTGATACCCGGGAGACGGAGCATGACCAGTTAGCCAAGCATCATGAAGAAACTAAGATGCAGGTGCTTCTTATCAAAAGTAAGTTAGATACAGATGGTGAAAAACTAGCTATGAATATTGCGATGAAACTCAGGGCTATGTCTACCCGTCCTCCTGGATTTTACGATAACGAAACTGAAGAATGAATCTATCCAACGAAAACGGTGATTTGATCTTAAAGATTATTGGCGGGATTATTGCGTTCTTCTCGCTCCGATGGATCATCAAATTATTTGCCGGTGTTGATAAGAAACTCAACTTGAAAGAATTCAAAGACTTTGTGGCCTTTGGATTGTTTATCTGGGCATTCGTTTATATTCTTCTCACAGAAGCTAACCGGCCAGCCTCTTCCGCGCATGTATTTTCAGAGATTTGGATTTTCTTTATCATTACCGCGTTGTTAAGTGTACTAGCTAAGAATGAAATCTTTGATAGTTTTAGCCGGGCCTTAGAGTTGTTGATCAAGTTACGAACCAAAGTTTCTTATGAAAGTGATACTATCAAAAGCACTACCAGTCATTCTACTACTGTTAGTCGGGCTGAGTCTGGGATACCTGATAGCTCCCAAGCAGGACAAACAGATAAAGAGGGAGTTTGAGCGACAAAAGAAGGAGATACAATCTCAGATTCAGCAAATTCAAGCCTTGCAAAAACAGGTAGCCAACAAAGATTCTGTGTGGACCAAAGTTGTCCAACTTCATAAAGACTCCCTGATTCTCGAACGCAAAACCACAACCCGGCTGCATCATGAAAATAAACGTCTTAAAAATCGTCCTGTTCCTAATTGGAGCCATGCTGATCTGGACTCCATTATCGGCACAATCATCCGATAGCCTGTATTGTTCTCCAATCTGGAAGATTCGAAAACTTACATCCATTGCTCAACGGGTGCCCGTGCTCGATAGCCTGGTTGATGCGCAGGTAGCTGAAATCAATCGCTTAAATAGTATTGTAGCCGGAGATGACATCATTCTCAAGGCAAGGGTAAAGCAAATAGGCCTTCTCGTAGATGAAAAGACTAAACTAAACGAACTCAATTCCATCCAGGTAAAACTCACCGATCAGGAGAAACGCGACAAGCGCCAATGGAAAGGAATTGCTATTGTGCTGGGGGTGCTATGTTTGGTGCAGGTGTTTTATTAGAATTTCTGCTTGTGCCAATTGACGTGAACAGGAAAAATTTTTGTACGCTTTGATTGTCTGTAAGTTACAATGATAAATTACAAATAACTTGTTATGCACAATTGGCGATTGCATACGAGGCAAAACTTCCTCGCGGAGCTACCCGCCATAAAGTTCATCTCCTTTTTTCCAAGTGTCGTACTTGCCATCCCGCACGTTTTGCCCAGCCGCACCATCGCCAACAGTCGGCTGCCGGACAGGTTTGTTTGTGGGTAGCCAACCTTCTTCACATGGTAGTCCACATTGATTACAACACCACACGGTTGTCTCCCCAACCCTGTCTTTGCATTGGCAGCCTTGCATAACACCATGTTTATGCGAGTTTTGCTCAGTGTGCAGTTTCCAAAGTGAATCCAACGCGCCATGTATAACATAATCTCCTACTTGATGTGAGAATGTTATTTCTTTACGAAGTATCTCCGCGCACCGTTCTTTAAATTCTTTTTCTGTTATCATAGTGTGTAGTTTTTAAGTCGCAAAACCCTCATAAACATTTGATGCGTTATGTGCAAGGCTACAATCCGTTTTCAAATTGAAGTAAGTTTTTAAGACCGTATCTGTTCAACCAATCACTTGTAAAAAAGTCAATGTTATTTAAACCACAAAACTTAAATTCATCAACCGATTCTTTCGGAACTTTTTGATTTGTGTATGCTTCAAATTCAGTTACACAATCATTTAATTCCATTTTGTTATATTTTCTTATTAGTTCTATTGCTAAAAAAAGTTCTTTCATTTCGTTTTCAAATTAAATTTAGTGCTGATAATCCGCCCAGCACATAACAGCGGTTTGTAGCAAAAAGGGCTGACGTGCTACATTCATCATTTGTGGTTCTAATCGGCAGTAGTGCAAGGTTGAAACAATATGATTCTAAATCCCTTTCAGCTACAAGCCGCAAAACGTTAGACAACATTGAAGCAGTTGTCTAACAACGCTTCATCCAGATATTATCCTCCTTCATAGCATAGTACGTCACGCCTTCCACTTCGTACTCCCAATTCGAATCGTGCTGGAAATACACATGATCTCCAGGACTCAGGTCTGGCCGTGAGCGAATATGGCGCACCGTTCCTTCAAGCATCTTATGAATTGGCTCCACAGATAGAATAAACCCACTGTCTACCGTTGCGTCTTCGTGTGGCTTTACTAACACCCAACCGGCCTGCATCCGTGTCCCTACGCAAATCAATGCGTCTGGCAGGGCTTTAAATACGGAATAGGACTCATGCTCTTCATGCAGGTTCTCAGGCTCCGTCACATTGGGATGAAAGTAAACGGTCTCGCCTACTTCCGCATCCACCAGTGCTCCGATATCCGCCAGCGATAAAAAGTCAATTTGCTCTTTGGTAGAAGGATAATATTGAATCGTAGCCGACTTTCGGCCCATTAAGGCCATAGTCTGCAGGGTATCATGCCCTACATATATCCGGTGGTTAGGCACTCCTGGATCGATCGGTTGATAATTCGTGTCACTGTAAGCCGTTGGTTTAGCTATAACTAAGCCTTTCCGGACCTTGCGCATATACCGGTCGCGCTCCTGATCAATGTACCAGGCATTATTCCGGCCTATCAGGTTGCCTTCCTTGAGGTCGTCAAATACGTTGTCAACACGGATTAGATAGTGGTCGTAGAGCATACCCCAAACCTAAGAAATAAAAACGAATATATTAGTGTTTTTTTATTACGAATATTTGTTTTATCATTGTAGAGACAAAAAGAAGCCCACCGGCTTTTAACCAGCGGGCCCTAACCCCAACAGTTATGACAAACAAAACTATCCCGGCTGTCCCCACAACCGGGATATTATCTTCAAGCCCGAAACGCTTTATTAAGCGTTCAGTAGCGTATGAACCTGAGCAACCGTCTGCATCACGTAGAACTCCTGATCTAAACCAGTTTGAGCCTCTACAACGCGTCCGTACAACATGCCAAGTCCGGTAAGATTGATAGCGCCAGCATCCAACGTGTTAACCGGAGTTACCTCCTTAATGTCGGTTGATTTAAAGGCTCTCGCAAAAACACCGTTCAGACCATACGATCCGTCAGCTTTTTGTTCAACGCGGTACACATGCAGGTTAATTGAATTTGCCATGATTTAAAGTTTTTAAGTGAATCAAATTTAAGGAAAAATTTGTGAGCAATTACTACACCTTCAAGTTTTCTCAATTCCCCGGTGATCTCATTAACTTTCTCCCTGGTATCAAGCACGTATGCCAACGGGACGGAAAGCAGGCAATACTGATTTTAGGGCTTGATATTAACTGGCAATCCGTAGGAGCTCTAACCCGTAAATCCCCCGCCACGATCAATAAAGAAACCTTTGAATCTTTAAAGTCTCTTTTGCTCAGTCAATACTACATCGCTCAAGTGATTTCATGGGAGGACTTTGCGCCAGACACCTACAGACTATGGTGTGATTTCTTCAAGATTCTCCGTTCTCCATCGGAAATGATTCAATTTCATAATCAGCATTTCTCTCACCTTGTAGACCTCGATAAAATCTACCTTACCCCTACCAACATTCCTTACGGAAACATTCACCGTTGGCCATGGTATTGCTATCCTGATATGGCATGTGATCTGAGTGAACCTTGGATTGAAGTTGCCCCGGATGACTCACTTGAGGATGCCATTGTAATCAACAGAACTTTGAGATCACGAAATGAATCAATTAATTATAAGTTTCTAAAGCCGTTTGATAAAAAAATAATCTTTGTGGGATTTGATGATGAGTTTGATGAATTTATTATATCAAATAATCTGATTGATGATGAGTTAATTTATGATGACGATGAAGATTTTCAGGTTTATAACGATGCTCAGATAGCTACAAATATAAAACACGTTAAGCCTACAAACTTACTAGAACTTGCTGTTATTATCCGATCCTGCAAATTCTTCATGGGCAATCAGTCGTTATGCTTTGCGCTTGCTGAGGCCATGAAAGTGCCGCGCATTTTAGAAACTTGTTCATATCTGCCAAACGTCATACCTTCGGGCGAGAAGGCTTATGACTTTTACTTTCAATCCAGTCTGGAATATTACTTTAATCAATTGAATGATGAATCGTAGATCGTTTCTTTTATCTATTCCGTTTATTGCGGGAGCATCAAAGATTCTTGCAAAAGAGACCGTTAATCCATTAGACAAATATCCAGATATGGGGTGGATTTCTTCACGCAACGGAATTCTTACTACATCTGACCCAAAGATTATCTACTGGTTAGATAATCACCCCCATAATCTTACTAAGAAGTTTGGTACTATTGAATGGAAAAATAAAAAGTTTGGTAAAGTAATTTTTAAACGCACCCAATGATCTCCCTCCCCAACGTCACCCTCGTCTGCATCGATACCGTTAATTACGGTCCGGCCATCAACGCGATCAATAAGTCGCTGGAAAAAATCACTCCCGCTAAGACAATATTCTTTACAGACATCGCTTGTGTGGCCAATGATGACTTTGATGTAATTAATATCAAACATCTGTATAGCAAGAAGGATTACTCTAAGTTCATGATGAAGGAACTTGGGAAGTATGATTTCGACACATCACATATCCTGGTAATTCAATGGGATGGCTACGTGATTGATGAAAACGCATGGGATGATGAGTTTCTAAAGTATGATTATCTGGGCGGCCTTTGGTTATATGATGATGGTCACGCAAACGGCAATGGTGGGTTCTCGTTACGGTCAGTAAAACTTCATGAAGCGCTTACTGAAGATGATTTTATTTTACCCGCAGCATTTGAAGATGATGCTATCTGCCGCACGTACCGGAATTATCTGGAACAAAAGTGGGCTATGAAATTTGCCCCCGATGAACTTTGTGAGAAATTTTCCTTTGAACTTCGCAGGCCGCGTCAAGAAACTTTCGGCTTTCACTCCTTCTTCCATCAACCGTTCAAGGAGCATATTGTAATCAAAAGGACGGGAGCTCTCGGAGATGTAATACAAACTGAGCCCATCATGGAATATTTTCACAAGCAAGGGCATCCGGTCGTATTGCAGACAACGCCATCTTTTTTTAACGTGTTTGCCATGCATCACTTTCCGGTGATCAGTTACGAAAGATTTGACAAGTCGGTGCGGCATCGGGTGATTAACTTGGACATGGCTTACGAGATTAAGCCCCGTCAATTACACCTTAAATCTTACTTTGAAGCCGCTGGAATCACTGATTATAAACTCAGAAACCCGAAGTTAACTTATAAGTTAAGTAAGGAAACGCGGCTATTCAAACAGAAATATGTAGTCATTCATATCGACAAGCGCGAGACATCTCACCGGAATCAGTTTGGCGTAGACTGGAGTTCGGTAAGAAAATACCTTGAAGGCCGCGGATACCTGGTTGTTCAGGTTGGTAAAAACGAGCATGATCTGGCGGGCATCGAGTTTAATTGTGTGACTGAGGCTATGCTCATGTGGACATTGGCTGGCGCTGATTTAATGTTAGCTGTCGATTCAGGACCTTCCCATGTGGCCGTAGCTCTTGGAATTCCTGCGGTTATTCTTTTCGGATCCGTGTCCCCATGGTATATTCACGCTGATATGGATAAAATCACCCCTATCTTTACTGAGTGCCCGATCAAGAAACAATTTTGCTGGCATGAGAAAGTAGGCACTACCGGCAGTGTTTGTGAAGTCGACTCCGAACTCCCTCCGTGCTGTGAGTATGATACCAGTAAAATAATTGATGCTATAAATAAGATGTTATGATCTGGAAAGATATTAATGGTTGGGATGGGTATTATCAGGTTAATACAATTGGCCAGGTTAAATCTTTAAAAAGAACTGTTTTGACAAAAAGAGGTTATCTGTTTCATGTCCGCGAGATAATATTAAAACCATCAAATGATAAAGATGGTTATCCTCAAGTTGTTTTTATCAGAAATCAAAAAAGAAAAACTTATAAAATCCATCAACTTGTAGCTAAGACCTTTATTAGTAATCCTAACAATAAACCTCAGATAAACCATAAAAATGGAATTAAATCAGATAATTGCGTTTTAAATTTAGAGTGGTGTACGGCTTCTGAGAATGCTATTCACACATACACCCATCTTAATAGAATAGGAATTACATACAATAAGGGAAAATTCGGAAAGAATAATCCTTTATCAAAAATAGTAGTTCAGATAAATTTAGTTTCAGGTAAGAAAACTATCTGGCATGGAATTACTGAGGCGTCCCGAGAAACAGGTATTCAAAGAAGCAAAATAGGTTCTGTGTGTAATGGTCGAAGAAAAACAGCGGGTGGATTTAAATGGAAATTTGCATGATCATCCCTAACGTTCACGGCAACGGAGACTTACACCTGGCTATCCTGAAAGCAATCTGTGGAGATGTTTCGGGCAAGTCAATGGTCGATTTGATGTGTTACAGCGCTCCATACACTCCGCGCATAGGGTTCAAAGAATCAACTTACATCGATATTCAGGACCGAGGATTTGACTTTCCGGCAGAGAAAAAGAACTTCATACTTACCGATGTACTGAAATACAGTCCTGATAAGAAGTTTGATGTGGCTTTCTGTTTAGACGGCATCGAGCATCTGTCTCATGAGGACGGGTGGCAATTGCTAGACCTAATGCAAAAAATATCCGCTTTGCCTGTTATTTTTACTCCCCTTGGAGAAACTCAGATTAAACGAGACGCTCATCCGGATAGCCATAAATGTGGCTGGTATCCGGAAGAACTACCGGATTGGAACACCTTGATATTTCCGGACTGGCATCCGACTTTAGGGGTTGGTGCCTGGTACGCATGGAAAGGAAATGATAACGCTTATGAAACTTTAAAAACCATACTATGACACCAGAATTAATTGACCTTGCCGTTGAACGGGCTATTGCCCGTCAGTCCAAACTTAACCATGAAGCCTTGCGGGTGCCGATGTTGGGCAGCTTGCAAATTCGTCACCTGCTTAATAATCTGGGCGGACTGGCATCGCATTATCTGGAGCATGGCGTCCATAAGGGCGGAAGTTTCTGTTCAGCCGTATTTCAAAACCAATTGCTTACCGCTACGGCTGTAGATTCCTTTGAATCGGATTTGACGAACCAGGTGGATCCAGCAGAACCGATATTCCTTGAGAATGCCAATACGTTCCTGCATCCGGGAACTACGTTCAAATTGATCAAGTCGGATAGCTTTGCGGTAAGTCCCGATCAGATTGAGAACAAAATTGACCTGTTCTATTTTGACGGAGACCATAGCTATGCGAGCCAGCGTAAGGCCTTGACTCACTTCAAAGACGCGATGGAGGAAGAGTTTATCTATTGCGTTGATGACTACATGCTAGAAGAAGTCCGCAAGGGTACCCAGGATGGAATCGAAGAAGCGGGCTATCAAAAGTTGTACGAGCGCGAGTTGGTGACCGCTTCGGAGTATGATAACGAGAGTTGGTGGAGAGGATGGTATGTAGCTTTACTGAAGAAAACAATTTAACCCCCAATAATTCATGACTTTGGGCGGAGCAATTTTCTACCACAATGCACTTCAATACGATTACTGTATTGCGGAAGCTATTCAGAATTTGAAGGACTTCTGTGATAAAGTAATCGTAGTGGATGCGGGATCAACCGATGGAACGGCTGATACGTTGATGCACTTGTTTGACCGACAGTGTAAGTTCACCCGGGTAGATGAGTGGGAGCAACAACACGGAAGGGAAAAACTAAGCTACTTTGCAAACATCGCTCTTGGATTGCTTAATACAGATTATGTCTATCACGCTCAAGCGGACGAGATAGTACACGAAGATAGTTTTCCTTGGATTCGGAAGGCCATGGAGGATAATTTGCCCGGCTATATGTGTCGGAGGTATAACCTTTGGAGAGACCCGTATCACATGCTGAATGTGGAACAAGGCCGGAAACCCTGCAGTACGGAGATCGTTCGTTTGTGCAAGAAAGGGGCTCAAGCCGTTGGAGATGCTGAATCGTTAGGCTGCGATCAGGTATATATCGACTACCTGGATAAAATTGAGATATTCCATCTTGGTTTTGTTCGCAAACGCGAGGTCATGAAGTCGAAAATTATCAACATGCAGGTAAAGGTATTCGAGATGGCAGGCTACGATCAAAAGTTAGACCGCCACGAAATCTTTCAGCCGATGGACTACTTCAGTGAGGAGGATTTGATTCCGATTCACAAGCCGCTTCCGAAGGTGATTCAGGAGTGGGCAAAGGAGCGGATGCCTGCTTCATAGCCAACATAGCCCTTACCTTCTCATTAATGACACGCCATCGGGTATATTTCCGGATGGCGTTTTTTAGGTTTATAGCCGTACAGTAGTAGCGATCTTTCCGGTATTCGATATGATGCCGGAGCTGGATGCCTAGTTTTGTCTGGACGGTCTCACTCATCTTATATTGCACCGGGGTTCCCACATGAGTTTCAAGGTCAAATTCCCATTGAATCATCCCTTTTGAAAGTGGACGTGAAGCAAGTTTCTTTAATTCCGTCTTTACAGGAGTTTTAATCTCCTGCTTGATCGGTTCTGGCTTTATGGGTTCAAATTCATCCATGAGAAAAATAGTCTACTGATAACATAGAGGATAAGAAGGCCAGTGATTACGTTCAGGATGGGAAAAATGATCCCTAGTTTTCGCTCGCTGTTCAGTTTTTGAACCGCTTTCTGAGCGCGATGCCTGGCAAAGCGCTGCGACCAGTCTTCGAATTTTATAGGCTTCACCATACTAATTTAAGGTTTTTCCGTCATAAATACATCCGACTCCCGGAGCATCAAGTATTCTTCCCCGTCCAGAGGTATCCGGGTGCCTGCAAATTGTCCGTACAAAACCCGATCTCCGACCTTGACTTTCAACGGCCGACCATTACGGATTTCGTCAACAATCTCTTTCAGAATAGCCAACGCGTTCGGATTGGTGTCCGTACTGATATTGACTTTCAGGTTATGCAGGGGGACGCCAGTGCCCACGGCCACAACGGTGCCGGAGAGTTTCTTTAACCTGTTTTCTTCCGCCACAAGGAAGCCGCTTCGGGTTTCTTCCTGGGGATCCGGTTTGATTAAAATCCGGTCATCTAAAGGTTGGTAGTTCATTACTTTTGGGGTAAGTAGGTTATAATTGATTTCGTTGTGAGCAGCATTCCCGATACAGAGGCCGCGTTCTCCAGTGCAAGCCTAGTTACTTTGGCCGGATCGATTACGCCAGCAGCCAGCAGGTCTTCGTACT